ATGTTAATTATGGTGGTGAAATTAATGAAGTGGACATATGTTTTAGGTATCGTTATTTTAACTGCGTTATTGAGTATAGGTGGTACACTTTTAATCTCAGACAAGATCTATGAAAAAGGAGAGATGGAACAAGATGTGAAAGAATTAGAGAACACTTCAAAAGCAGATACAAAAGAAAAATTTGTATCGACGGTAGATGTGAGCGGTATAGGTTGGGAAAACCCTATTTTCTCCAAGAAAATTGATGATTGGAAAAGTGGAGATGAATCCTTCGTTGGCAATCTAGTAGAAGAAGTGATTCAAGAGATGGCACACCAAAAGATTATCGCTGAATCGAAAGAAGGCTCTATTATGATTACACCAGAAAGAATCGACATTTTAATACAGATGGTAGAAGAAAACAAAGATAACTATGAACGTCATAAAATGTCTGATAAGTATGCACCGTATGAAATATATCTAGATATATTAAAACGTTGGAAAAAAGGTGATTTTTCAACAGTTGACGATGACCATAATATTTTAATGTTTATTCAAGGAGGGAAACCACCTGAAGGTTTAGCAACAGATATTGCTTCGGAAGAACAAGAGATAAACTATATTTTCCAAGTTTTTGCTAAAGAGGTAGATGAAGTCTTTGGCTCGACAGAAAAGCAGAATTAATCTATTTTTAGAAGTTAAATAATAATTGCTAACATCCTTCGGGGTGTTTTTATTTTCTCTTTTATAGAGAAGTCTTCTTAAGATATTAGCGGTATAGGCAGAGGATACCGAAAAAGATCTTGTTAAAAATAGAACGGAGGTTTTCGTCGTACCGAACAGAGCACCGTTGCTATCGGTAGATGCAGTCGCGCCTTCTGGTGTTGTAAATACTGATAAATTTAAAATATCTGGTAAAGCATAAGAGGAAGATGCAAATGCCACGGTAAAGGTGACAAGTCGTATCAACGCAGGTGAGCCAATGGAAATTTACAGTGGTTCAGGTGGTCCTTAGGAGTTTTAAGTATCACTTGCACAATTAGTAGTGTATTGGTCGTAGATAATTACGGGGCTAAGACAAGTAAAATCATTAGAGTGGTGCATCTATTATGTGTGGAAAATTTTGCTGGACTTGAGGACATCTTTGCTTTTGTTGCTTTGTAATAGATGAGTACAACAATACGGTTAATGTAGATGATACATGCGATAATATTGTGGAATAAAATTTTCGATGATATGTTATACAAGTTTTTATGCAAATTTATAAACAAACTCTGTAAGTATAGACGCTCTACTGTTTGTGCAATTTGTATGAAAAATGTACAATCAATAGTTAAAGTGAAAAGGCAAAAACGTTGATTTAACAACATTCGTGCCTTTTTGGTGTATATTTTAATCGACAATTTTTGTTTGGGTGTTTAATTTATATGAGTGAATATAATTTACTGCGTACTTTACTAAAAAGATTCCTAAGGCCCCACCCAAAACATTAAATAACGAACAGAAAATATCCATATTACCAAAGTGGCTCTTAGTAAAACCAGACCGCCCAAGTAAAAGATGGGCGAAATGTATCACTAAACAACTTAAAACAACAATAGAAATTGCTTTTTTGTTACTTTTTAAATTGAAAAGGAGTAATAAAAAAATCCCAAATGGTACAAATAAAATAAAATTATAAAATAAAGCTGAATAACTAAAAATAGAAATATGAAAGTGCATCGTATCAAATATTCCAAACCAGTCATTCGTTGAAATAAATCCTCTACTATTGTCTGCTGGATTTTGAGGGAGCGTGAATCCACCAGTTTTAATTTGAATTAAACTTATTAAGTAAAAGATAAAGCTATATAGAATAATTCGTTTTTTATTACTTTTTATTTCTTTTCTAAAATAGTCAAGAAATACATCAATAAAAATATATACTAGCAAAATTAGAAATCCGAAAGGAACAATATTGTAAAGAACGTATGTTGAATGCACAATTAACATCTCCCACTATTTGTAACATTTAAAAGTCAATATTTATTTTACCAATTTTTACATTATAAAACAAATATAACTCGTCAACTAACCTGTTACGTTAATTGAAGTATATAAAGCTACCAAAGCGTTGTTTAGGATATATAACCTTGCGAACGCATATAACTAATGATATTCGTGATACAACAATAGGGTGCATGTCAATGTATATAGCAAACCAAGAGCAACGTTTAGCAGAGCAGGAAAGGGCGATTATGGAGCTTTCCACGTTATTTGCAAAGGAATCAGAAGGAGGCGAACCAAGTGTTTAATGAACATAGTGGTCTTGTAATCATCTGGTATAACTATGTGCTAGCACGTCCACATAAACGTAATCAAGTACCAAATCTATCAAATTTGCGCCAAGTGGTGTATCACAAACTAGAACAAGAAAATGATAGTAAAATTTATGAATTTCAGTCAAAAGAATGAAGTGAAATAATAATATTGTACAATATAATAGACTTAATTGTTATGTTGTTTTCTATCTTAAATAATCAAAAGATAGTTATTGGAGAGGAAGATTGGATGAGTAAAGACTTTATTATTTTTGGAGCAAGTCAAGGGCTTGGCGACGCCTTTGTAAAGGGTCTACCCATAAAGGGTGATACAGTATGGATGGTGTCAAGAACACGACCAGAAAGTTTGGATATTAATGATGGTGTAAATCGCAAATGGCTCTCCATAGATTTATCAAGTCAACAACAAATCTCTGCTTTAAAGGAAACCTTAAAAGACATTGCAATAGATGTATTAATATATAATGTTGGCGTTTGGGAAAAGCGTGGTTTCGAAGATGACTATACATTTGATAAGGATGAAATAGAAGATATTTCCAACTTAATCAATATAAATCTAACCTCTACTATTACGTATATTCAAGCGCTTCTACCAAACTTAAGACAAGCTAAAAATGGAAAAGTCATTTTAATTGGTTCAACGGCAGGCTTAGAACATACAAATAGTTCACAGGTTTCATTTGTTGCATCTAAATTCGGCTTACGAGGCATTACAAATGCTCTACGTGAACATTTGAGAGGAGATAAAATTCCTGTCACTTGTATTAATCCAGGGGAGCTAGCAGCAGAAGTACCTTATGAAGAAGGTGCAGAAAAGGCAATTGATTTATATGAAGGTACACGTATACCTGTACAAGATATTGTATCTATTGTGCAATGTGTGATTAATTTATCACCAGTTTCATGTGTTAAGGAAATTACTATCCCTTCAATAACAGACTTAAATGCTTGATCGTTTCAAAATAAGTAAAATTACAAATTACAATAGATTTTAAGCCTTCAACAATCATCTGTGGAGGGCTTTTATTATGCAAAAAGGAAGGTGTCCAATGAAAACAGACACATTATATACATCACTTGTAGGCGGCTCCGTGGCAGGGGTCGCCTATTTTGTTGGTGGCATTGACCATTTAATTAAAGCACTCACTATCTTTATGGCGATTGATTATATTTTAGGCGTGATGGTTGCGTTTTGTTGTGAAAAACGTTGATAGTAGAAAAGCCTTAATAGGACTGTTTAAAAAACTGGCGATGATTTTGATGGTGATTGCTACAGTACAACTGGACTTAGCAACAGAAAAACTTTAAAGCCACAACAGCTGCTACGAAGCGACTCATACATGCCCGACTGAAGGATGGCTATACGCTAGAGCACTTCAAATGTGTCATCGATACAAAGGTCAAACAGTGGCTGCATAATCCCGACATGAATAAATACTTGCGTCCGGATACGTTGTTCAACGCTACGAAATTTGAAAGCTACTTGAACGAAAAACAGAGCATACCAACAAACCAAACTCATTTGCCTGAATCACTGGATTTAGATTTTAGCAAGGGGGAAGATCTGTAATGACATACCAAAACATTAGCATCGAGCTAGCTGAAAAAAGTCTACTAGGAACGATGCTCCATGAAAATTATTTAATTGCAGATAGCAACTTAGAGGCAGCCCATTTTATTTCGCAAGTCCATCAAAATATTTTTACGAGCATGTTACAGCTTGTCAGTGAACGTAAAGCCGTTGACTATATCACATTGCTGACAACAAGAGAGCCGATTGAACTTGGTGGGGCAAATTATTTAGCGGAGCTTGGGAGCTTTGCGAGTGCAACGAAATTTGAGGAGTACGAAACAATTGTTCTTGAGAATTGGCGAGAGCGGTCAAAGCGTCAAATGATGGAGCAAGCACAGCAAGAAGATTGGAGCATAGCGGAAATTCAACATGCACTGGACAAGCTCATGACGCAATATACGACGACAAATACGAGCATTAAAGCAGACCTAATGCAAATGGCGAAGCGACCTTTCGAGCAAGAAAACAGCAAAACAGGTGTGCTTACAGGGCTACTCGATTTGGATAAGCTACTAAACGGCTTTCAAGATGCTGAGCTCACGATTATTGCAGCTAGACCTTCGATGGGGAAAACGGACACGATGAACCATATCGCACTAAAAGCGGGATGGGATGGCTATTTACCAATCATCTTCTCACTGGAAATGAGTCGCACTACGCTCATTGATCGGCTTATTGCCGCAACAGGCAATTTTAACCGCTTAAAGGTGCGCAACCCATATGAGTATTTTACAGATGGGCAAAAAGAAAAGTGGATGTCAACGCTCGGCATGCTTGATAATGCCAATATCGAAATTGATGATCGAGCCGGGATGACCGTTCCACAGATTCGAGCTACTGCTCGTAAAATTATTAAGGCCAACCCTGATAAAAAGCCCGTCATCTTAATCGATTACTTGCAAATCATTCGAGTCAGCAATCCACGCGATAATCAAACACAAGCAATTGGCCAAATATCATGGGATTTAAAGCAAATGGCAAAAGAGTTTAACTGCCCTGTGATTTGCCTCGCTCAACTCAATCGCAGTGTCGAGCAACGTCAGGACAAGCGCCCGGTAATGAGCGACTTACGAGACTCAGGCAACATCGAACAAGACGCTGATGTCATCGCATTTTTATATCGTGATGATTACTACGCCAAAGAATCCACAAGTAAAAATATTTTAGAGTTCATTATCGCTAAGCACCGAAATGGACCCACTGGGACAGTTTTCGCCAGTTATGTAAAAGACACGGGCCGACTGTCCAATATAGCCTGGAGTGTTGCGAGATGAACGATCTTATCACAGTGAAGGAGGTTTTGGAGTATGCGACTGAGTTTGAATTGAGTTGGTTTGCGCACCAAGTTTATTGGGCTGTGTCTACAAAACAAATTCAGTTGGAGGATGATTCTAATAAATTGCTAGGGGTAGCCTATGATGACGCGGCAGTGCGTGAAATGACCAATCGAAATGTCCTTGGCATTGGCCGCATTAAGCTATACGTCGTTAAGAGCTTTGGGCAATATGCTTTTTACTTTGCCAGTGATCCACTTGAAGTCAACATGCTGCATCAAGCGTTATTTGGTGATGTGCCAGGAGCCGTTACAGAAGCGCATCGATTGTTAACAAAGGTGATGTATTTTGCCGATTTCGATATACAAACTTCACTGCTAGAATACCGAAAAACGATCGTGCAATTTCCAGCCTATCTTGGTCATGCAGCAGCAGGTCAATATAATTTGTATCGCCTAGATTTGCACAAAGGAGGGAGAAGGATTGTCTAAGCAAGAACGTGAAGAGATTATTGCCATTATTAGGCTACGCAAAAACTACGCTGAGGAAATGCTTCGCAATATGTCAGATGAAGAGCTAGTGAAGATGTTGGATGAATTATAAAAGTGATTTTAGCTTGAAGAAATGAGAGAGATGAAAATGGATAATGTAAATATTTATGAAATCATTGGTGTTTCAACGGACCCTATATATCAGGCACTGAATCAGCTTAATGATGATGAAGAAATCCTTATCGGCAAACATACCATTCGCAAAACAGCTAAATTTTACGAAATTGAAAATGATCGTTTACATGAATGTTTTAAAGAAAAAGAACGTTGCTATCAAGTGTTAAGTAATTTGGTTATGACCAATTAAAAAAAGCTATGGCGGCAACCATAGCTTTGATAGAGCAAAGGCTTCCCCCTTGCTACCAGTAATTTCATTATAGCATAAGGGGAAGTATTTATGCGATTAAAACCACTAGTCATTTCGAACGAAGGCATCCTACAAATCGATATCATGGAACTCCCCGAAAACTGCGTCATCGTCCTTTCCGATGGCATCGTAAAATTCACCGAGCTACCAGCGCACGCTAAGACAAAGACCGTTACTTACCAAGGGAAGGTGAGACGTGTTGAGTTTGATGAGGGGGAGGAGTTTTGAGGTGAAATATTGGGCTTGATAGGAAAATTTATACAAGTATAATGGTATTAGGTGCAACTTGTGTAATAGTTCTTTTGGAGGGGTGGTGAATTGCCAAATTAAAGAGATTTATTTTTCACATAGGGTTTGTATGCTAGTCAAATAAGAATAGGGAGAAATTGAATAGGTGTTGATAATTGGTAAAGCTTTATTGTATACGACTATATATATACTTTTATTAATAATATTTCGTTGGTGCATAATAAATATTAAAGAATATAAACAATATGAAAATGAATTGCTGAGATTAAATGATGGAGTTATTATTTATTTGAAGAAAAAAATTAAAGAAATAATTCGTAATATAATTTTAATAATAAAAAAATTTTTTGTATTTGCAGCTATATTTATATTCTTAACTATTATTTTAAAAAATTATAATACCACTATTTCGAAAATGACAGAGTGGTTTGGTAAGTATGGAATTATTATACTTTCATTAATGTACTATATATATGCAGCAATGCTAACTACAATATTTATAGCTTTTGTAAATAAATATCAAGAATTTCTTACAAATAGGTTTTATAGTAAACAACCTAAAACAAGAAATAAATTATTTTTTTGGCTAGCTGAAGATACAGTTTCAAAGTCTACGTTATTTGACCTATTTAAGGAAGATTCCACTGGGAATGATATTAAAAACACTAAAAAAATATCGGATATTTTGAAAAGCAATCTTAATTATGATGTAGCACAATATAAATTGTATAGAAATCATTTAGAATACAAAACTAAGAAAAGTTTTTTTAAAAAATTAAACCTACTGATACTTACGTCAATTAGTAGTTATATATCCCTTAATATTTTACCTAAATTCTACAAAAATGTAACAGAAGGTATTGTAGAGAGTATTGAATCTAGTTGGTTATGGATAGATTCTGATGTTTTTTTATTTATTTTTAATATTGTGATATATATTTCTATGATTTTTATTATATATTTTACTCTTTACCATACTTTATTAATGTTAACGGATAATAGTAGAAGAGTACAGTATTTGATTTCAATTTTAGATATTTTGATTGAGGAAGAAAGTAAAGGTGATTAAATCATTTTTAATCTACTTGTCCACTAGAAGGTCAATTGAAATGCTATAAAAGGATAAAGGTGAGGTAATTTGAAGTCTTTTGATATTAAAGAAAATAAAAGAAATATTAAAAAGGAAACTAAAGTTTATCTTCTTACTTTAATATTATTTATATTAGGTATGATGTTAATAGGCGTATTTTGTTATTTGTTATCCCTCTTTGCATCTTTATCTTTATCCGGGAAAATACCGGTTTGGGAAGTATATATGAAATTTTTTAATTTTAGAGAAAGACAAATTGAAGAACTTTTTGCTGAATTTACTATTCAATTTTTTGCGTTTTTTTCATTATTTTCAGTTTTAATTTATGCAGGAATTTTTTATTTACTTAAAAAAATTGAATTGATACGTAATAATTATGAAGATTTGAGAGAACAAATTTATGATGCATTAACGATGTTAATCTTTCTTTTTGGTTTTCTACCCTTAATGTTAAAATTTTCTATGGAAAATGATTATGAAACAATAATTAAAGAGATTGATATTACTTTTTTAACATTTATGATAGGATTATTACCTCCCTATTTATATTCAAGTTTTTCAAAAATATACTATTCTATAGAAGAAAAACAATTTAGTAAATCACTTATAAATCATATGGAAAAAAAGATAAATAATAATCAATAACATTTTTTTAAAGTTCTACCAGCATACTGGAGGACAACAAGGATAGTAGCAAAACGCTGACATCTTTTGTTGCCCTCCTTTTATTTTTTAACCAAAGGAGTGGATGATAGTGGATATTCTAAAAAGTATTGATGGCAAAGCAACACAAAAAGCCATTTAAAAGGTTTTACGTCAATATCGAACATATCAACTAACAACACCTGAGGATTTGTTGCCAACGGTTACAGCGAATTATACGTTAAACATGCCATCATACAGGGGAGGATTAAATTCAAAAGTTGAAAACGCAGCGATTCGAAATGTAGAGTATTACAAGCAAGCGAAAGCCTTTTTTGAAAAATTTAATCGTGCATTTTTAAAACTGACACAAAAAGAGCGACAGATTATTGTTATGGCTTGTTTAGAGGAAACACCTTTGTTTAATTATCAAAGTGAAAGACAAGAAGGAGGAAGTTAACGTGGCAAATACAAATTGGAATCCAGGTTCACCAGCTATAAGAACTGAAACAGAAAACTTCATTGCACAGGCGGTGAAGGATGGTATTATTTAAGGTTCGCACTTGAAGGATTTACAAAATGGTTTGATGACAACGGATCGTTTGATTGGATTGTATATTACGATTGAGCAACGTAGAAATAATAAAAATAGTTAGACAGAGTACAAATACTTGTCTTGTTGACTTCAAGTTATAAAAATTGCAAAACCTAGGTGTTCATATGTAAAAGGCTGCCAAATGAATTTCATTTGGCGCCTTACTGTTTTGAGTATTCAAAAAACCTATTTTACCATTTTATTTTTGGATATATTTCTGAGATTTTCATACCTTCAATTGTTCCTTTTTTAAGCAGTTCTTTATAACCATTAAATTCTTGAGAATAGTGATCTTTAACTCTTGATAGATAAGATTTACCACGACTTTGACTTATCCAATATTCCTCATCTTTATAATAAAAATTCAGTTCATCATTCATTTCGAGAAGGCTTTTAAACTCTAAGTACTCTTTTTCTGTCATGTAATTTACTCCTAATACGGATTGCCTCTAAGGGTACCAGTCCAGTCATGACGATGGATGTTTGATTGGACTGTATATTACGATTCAACAACGTAGAAATAATAAATAGTTGTATAGTGCAATTTAATTCTAAAATTACTATGAAGACCAAGATAGCATAAAATGCAGTCTTGGTCTTATTGTATAGAAAATGTAATTTATTATTTTTTTGTAATTCATTCAGTTTTACTCACTGCTATTAAGTCCGAAAATTTCAAGTATATCTTCCATAATAAGACTTGTGTCTGTAGCTACTACTATAAATATTAATAAACTAATAATAATTGAAATCACTATTAATACATTAAATGTAGTAACATTTTTTTTATTATATTCTGGAGCTTCTTCTACTTGAGCTACTAAACCTTTAGCTGAAGCAAGAGCTATAGTATCAGTATCCTCTTTAAAGTCCTCTTTAACAATATTGCAATATTCACATATATATATTGTTAAACCATCTTTTACACTCTTTTTAAAAGAATTTTTTGCCAAGCAGTTAGTACAATTAAACAATATTTTACCTCCTTTTTCAGAAACAACTATTTACCATTTTAGGTAATCAATCGCTTATTGTATATAGAATTAAATATAATTTTAGGTGTGTAACAACCCACAACCAATGCCACTTCGTTACACAAAAAAAGTCACGAAAGTCACGAAAAAGTCACATTTCTCCCGAAAATATGTGAATTTGGGCGAAAACAAGTTTTTGTACATTCGTAAGAAACCTTGCTATAATGGGCTTTGTGATTACATATGAAAGAGGGTAAAAGCATGAATGCTTACGACGAATGTATGCGTTCATGCTTTTTCTATGTCTTGATATATCAATGTTTGTAGGGGTTTTTTGAGGTTGGTTTTTTGGAAAAAGTCACGGAAAGTAAACATTAATTTTTATTTTATCCTAAGATGAAATGCAATTTACGGGTAGTCTGTAGTTTAAGCTTAAAGAGACTGGACTTTCTATTGTTGCAATAATTATAATACAATTATTATTATATATTACAAACAATAGAAGATATGTAGAATATGGGGGCAATGAAGTGGTAGATATAGAACAGATTTTAAGAAGATATTTAGAAACACCTTCAACGAATTATGCAATTCAGTTAAATGGTGAATGGGGAATTGGTAAAACTCATTTTATTAAAACAGATATAAAAAAATTTATTGAAGAAGAAATGCAATATAAATTTTGTTATGTTTCATTAAATGGAATTAATTCAATAGATGAAATTAAAAGGGAACTATTCTTTGAATTATCATCAAGCACTTCAACAATTACAGATAAAGGATTAGGGATGCTAAAATTTATAAGTGATTGTGCATCTGTTGTAGTAGATACTGAATATACAAGTACAGTCTTAAAAGAATATAGAGATTCGTTCCAAAAGATTAAACCGGAAACTTTATATAGGACATTTATCTGCTTTGATGATTTGGAGAGAATTGGGGATTCTCTTCCGATTGATGAACTTTTAGGATTTTTGAATTCCGGTTTAATCGAACATAACCATATTAAAGTTTTAATAGTAACAAATGAAGAAAGGGTCAAAGAGGAAAATTTCAAAGAGATTAAAGAGAAAATAATTGGTCCAACTATTCAATATAAATGCAAATCTATGAAAGAAATTCTAGATTCAATTTTAATGAACTACGTTCACAATGTGAATATTACAAGATGGCAATTAGAGGAATCTGAGAAAGTGACAGAAGTTTTAGAAAATCTTCAGATTACAAATTTACGTACTTTGAAATATACTGTTGGTTTATTTTACAATCTATTAGAAGAACTGAAAGATTGGATAAATGGTTTACAAATAAATGAAAAAGATTATGTTCATAAAATATTATTTTTAAATCTTATAGTATGTGCTAATGAAATCCGTACTGGGAGATTAAGTAAGAAAATAACAATGTCCGGATTTAATCATTGGAAAAGTAACCTTTTAATAAGATATGTAGAAAATGCACCTCCTGAAGAATATACTACTCCCTTTATTGAGAGATATCATAAAAAAAATAACTATTATGATGAAACTATGCACTATTACGATTTTATTCTAGAGTTTGCATTAACAGGAGCTTTCGATAAAGCAGAAGCAACTCAGTTATTAGAGAATCAATTTAGAACCGAAATTCCAAGTGATCAGAGTGAAGAGAAAAATAATGATTTTTATTCATTAGCTGATTATCTCTACTATGAGGAAGATGAATTGGAAAAAATGATAAGTAGAGTTTTAGAACAATTACCTACCTTAGAATTAAAGATAGGAGAATATTTCGAATTATATTTACTTTTAGAGAAAATTGAAAGTGAATTCTCATTAGAAATAAAAAATAATTGGCAACAAATAATAAATTCTGTTTTTAAAGAAAAGCTACCTACTTTCGATTTCAATATAAGGGGATCAAGATTTTCATTTGATAAAACTGGGAATGCCCTTTTTGACGAAATGATTGATTTATATACTAATTCTCTTCAAACATTTACTGAACTAAGTGCCAAAGATAAGATAATAAATTGGTTAGAAAACATGAAAGAGGAAGAATTAGATAGAGAGTTTGTTATAAATGTAAGAAGTGAGGATAATCTATTTTTGTTATTAAATGAAGTTGATATTGCAAATAATTATTTTCTTATAAGTAATAAAGTAACTAGACGTTTAATTGAATATTTGAAAGAAACGTACCTTAATGTTATTAATAAGGCAGAATATAATTCCCATGAGGTACCAGAAATAAAGAGAATGATAGAACATGTGAAAACTTTACAAATGAAACCTGGAAGCATAAAAGAAAAGAACATAAAGGATTTACTCAGTTTATTAAATGAAATTGTAGAACATTTACAAAAATAATTACTATAATAAATCAATAATATCGATTTATTTTTCATGCATTTAATAATTTTTATAATTAGTAAAGAGATACTACTCTATAATGTAGTATCTCACTACCAATCGTTCTTCAATCTTTCAACAACATCGTAAACTTATCATGCATCCTCTCAGCAGCAGCAACCCGCATCCCAGAAGTAACATGCAAATAAATCTTAGTAGTAGTATCAGAATTCTTATGACCAACCCGATTCATGATAAAATTCAAATCCACACCTGCCTCAGCCAGTAGACTAATATGAGTATGGCGGAGGATGTAGGTGCGGAATTGTTTGTTGATGTCGGTGAGAGCGCCGATGCGTCGGACGGTTTGGTTGAGCATTTTGACAGTAGGGGGGATGCCCTCTTTGTCACCGAATACAAAGTTGGACTTTGTCCATTCGCGATATTCACGCCATTGGTAAAGCTGCTTTAATTTCTCTACAACAATATCATCAATATCGACGGAGCGGACGCTGCCTGCTGTTTTTGGGGGAGTGAGCTCGAAGTCGCCTCGTAAACTTTTCTTTGCATACACCGTTTTGTTAATGTGTATGACCTTCTTCTCCAAATCCACATCCTCATATTTTAACGCAACAGCTTCGCCTGGTCGCATTCCTGTAAAAGCGATTGCGTAGATTAGCGTGCGATATATGATATTACGATGTTTGTCTACGTAACTTAAGAATTCCTTCAGTTCATCGGTTTCTAAATAAAGCTTTGCTGTATCCTCACTGCTAGCTTCCTCTAACGTCATTTTCTTCTTTGGTACAAAAGTAGCCTCTACAGGGTTCATTTCAATCAATCCAGTTTCTTTGGCATAGGCAAATAACATTTTGGCTGTATTATGAGTACCTCTTAGCGTATTGTAGGCTGTTCCATTAGCAAATAAATGATTGAGTAAACTCTGTAATTCGATAGACGTGATTGCGGTCATTTTCTTTTTCGCTAAGAAGCGATTGAGTAGAGTGATGCAATAAGTACGGTGTTCATTTGTCGTTTCCTTGTTGCCTTTCATACGGTAAAGCTTTAGCCAGTCTTGGCTAAATTCATCAAAAGTTATCTTCGCATCGAAGTAATATGCTTTGTTTAATTCAGCTATAGCTTTTTCAACTCTTTCACGTGCTTCCGCTTTACTTTTACCACGACGAGTAATTTGACGGCGTTTGCCAGTGGCAGGGTTACGAGGGCCTTCACCAGTGCACCGCCAAGTTGTCTTATTAATTTGAACGAAATGCATTACTGTCACCACCTTTATGAAAGTACTTCCCAAATTACTTTTAGTTTCTCGACATCTTTCTCATTACAGTGGGGAAGAGACTTGTACCATTGCTGTAATGAGGGATTGTGGGGAAATGGTTCTTTTAATGCAGGATTATAAGTAGGGTCATCGGATAAACCTGCAACCTCAATTAGGTTTATGTAATCATATTGATAGGCTGTGGCAATGCGCTGTAATGTTTCAGGCGTTGGCTTGATCGCATTGCCAGTACGACGATCCGTTCCTCTTTCAAGCATAGCCAAGTAAGAAAACGTAATATCCATACGTTTTGCTGCATCACGTAAAGATTCATCACCACGTAGTTCCTTTAATAACTCACCTAAATTCAAAATCGTTCACCTTCATTTCGTTTGTTTTGAATGCATATACCATTCTGTTTCCAACTATAAAATAGAGTTATCATTTTGCCTATTCCAATTCAGCATAAGCAACTTTTTACTGCGGTATTGCTCCAGTCGTTTGAATGCAAAGTCATATTCAACATTAAATAGCCGTTGTACATTTTCGACAGTCAGCTCACTAGGCTCTAGTTCATCCAACATAAAAGAGGGGACACAAGCATGGTACATAAAATTATTTGCTTTATATTCTTGATATTTACGGAATAGGGGATACATGCGTTGTTGATTGCCAGTATGTAAGAGAACATGACCTAGTTCATGGCAGAAATCTTGCCATTGTTGTTGTTTTGTTAATTTTTCATTTAAGATTATGAAAGAAATATTTTTTGAAAAGAGGCTCTGGCTAGTATCTGGCCAGTAAAACACATGAATTCCAAGTCGTTTGGAAATCGTTTGGAATTTAAGACTCTTAGGAGTTAATGTACCAATGCGAACGTATAGTTCCTTAATAAAATCCTCTGTGTGTGTAGAGTATTTCAAAATAAACACCTCCTAAATAGAACTAATGTTCTATTTCAGTCTACAATAAAACCCCGCTTTTAGGGAAGAGGGGTTTAGCAAATAAAAGTATACATGGAGCTTATGGAGAACATTCAAACTAATCTTACTTCACTTCATAAATAATTTATTATCTTTAGAGAGAATAAGAATTTTATCTTTGTCAGATATTACATCCATATCTTTAATTTTTTCATTAAGTACAGCTACTATATATTGACAATCTATTGTTTTTACAAGATTGAATATTTTAGTAAGAATATCACTTTCAATAGTTTCGATTACGTCATAAACTATGAAGTGCGGTATCAGTTTATTTATTTTCTTTGCAAATTGAATATATGATAAATCGAAAGCACTAATAAGACCCTTTTTTGTTCCGATACTAATACTTTCATCAGATGCTAACAAATATAAAGGAAAGTTATTTATATCAGAATCATACCCTAATTTATATGTGATACCTAGGATTTTTTTTGAGTTTTTTGCAAAATACTCATTAAATAGATCTAGATTATCGTATGCATCAAAAGGAGAAAGATTTAATGCTACCATAAAACTCGTATATTCATCTTGAGCTTTACTTTTAGCGGTATTTAAAACATTAATTTCAGATTGAAAAGATTGTAACTCTAATAGTTTTGCTTGTTCATGAGTTAATTCTTCATAAAGTGTATTACTTTTATCAAAGTCAAAATTTTTAATGTTAGATGAAATGTCTATATAAGCTGCATTTAATCCTTTCTTCAATATATGTAATTCTTCAAGTTCTTTTGACTTAACATCTAATACATGATTATAATATTTTATTTTATTTTTAACTAAAGAATTGTTAAATTGTATTAAATCACTAAATGTTTTTTCTACATTAAGCTTTAATTTATTTGTTTCATTATATAAAACTTGTAAAACTTCAGTATCAATATCTTTATCACTTTGAAAAGTATAATCGAGGTTTTGTTCAATCATTTTTATTTGAAAGTTGAACGCTCCAATTTTTTGATTCAATAATTCTATTTCAGTTTGCAATTTTCTTAACTCTTCAATTTTATAAATAAAATTATCGTCGGATGAATTAATTTTAATTTGATTTGATAGGGATTGAATAAAATCAATTTGGTTTTTAATAGTCTCTTCTAAATTAAATATATCTTTTTTCTCTAGAAATTTATTGAAAGTAACTATATCATTTTCATATTTTTTTGAAACTGAACGATTATTAGCTATTTTCTTATTTTCCTCCTCATCTATTAAATTAAATAAAAAATTATAGATTATCCGATAGGAAAGATTGGAATGCATTTTATTAGATGAGAAACGTAAGAGATTATATGCACCAGCTTCCATTTCAACTCTAACGAATTTTTTTATTAAGTCTATATAATCAGGAACTGAATCGGAGTAATTAAAAATTAATTTATTTAATTCTGGGAAATAATTATCTTCTATATTTTTTAGCTGATTATTGATCTTTCTTCTTCCATAGCTAAATAATTCAACAGACAATGTAATATCTGCTTCTTGATTAGGATTATTTAAATTATCTTTATCAATAGATAGTTCTAGAATGGCTTCAATTTTATGATTATGTATATAGTCTTTTAATGGTTTATTAATTAAATTAGTTTCTTGATCGGTGTAAATAGAGCTTTTGTCTTTTTCCCCCAAACAAATATCGATGATTTTTAATGTAGTTGTTTTCCCAACGTTATTTCCAGAGTGTTTACTATCGTCAACAATAAGATTAATACCTAATTTAAATGGAATACTTCTAATAATTTTTATTTTAGGTTTAGTTTCTTGAAGGATTAATTTTCTAATAAACATATTTTCTCCTTACTATCAAGAGTAATTTTTTCCAATAAATACAAAAAATCTAATGCTAATATGAAATCTGAATAAGCCATATTTTTGTTGAATTTCACCTTGATTTCATCAAAAAGAATATCTATATCCTTACTTTTATCTTCATTTTTTAAAATAAAGAGGATGCATGCAGCACAATACATTATTGTATCTTGGGGATTTTTTAAATCATTTAATAAAAGCATTCATATAGTGTTCCTTTCTTTTAATTCCTATTGACAGAATTCCTTAGGAGGTATATTTAATATTTTACATCTAGTAAATGCAAAAAAGACTACGCTTATTAAGACATCTTCAATGTGTTCATGGGTTAGAGTAGTATTCTGATAGCTATTATTAACAATGTCTCGTAACTTAGAAATGATAGAATGAACAATTTTATCACTTTCTACGTTAGCGTTAATTAATAAAACATCATTATAAATAGTATTAATCCTTCTTAAAAGACTAGGGCCATTTATGGTTGAAGAACTAAATACCTTTGCTACAGATTCATAAAAAATACTATATTCCATAAATATTTTTTTATAAATCTGTAAGGTGTTAAACTCCATTTTACATAACCAGTCTGGGTTTATAGCATAGGAAAGATCATTAGTCTCTACTAAATTACCATCTAAAATTTCACATACTTTATATATTTCGCTTGGGGTAATAGTTTTTAAAGTAATATTTTGTATAGTTTGATTAATTGTTCCGTCATCACCGTTTATGACTGCACTTTTATTTCCAATCGTTTGATTAGTTATAGTAGTATTATTTGAATTTACATTAACCATTACAAATCGTCCTCACATTGAACCATTGTTGCCGTTTATGACACGACTACCTTTTCCAACTTTTTGGTTTCTAACAGTTGTGTTTCCATCCCCGTTATTCTCCATTTTTGTAATTTTATACAGAGCCTCGTTAGCAGTAGTTTTAGCTTTTGAACTTTGAACTAAAGCTATTCCACCGATAACAGCACCAAAAACGCCGGCGATTCCTCCTATAATTGTGAAAACAGAAGCTAAATTATCTAAATTCATATCTATCAATCCTTTCCTGAGTAAAATATAGCTACCAATCTTGCTAGAAAATAATTTTTGTTTAGAATAATTTGTTGTTCAATATTAGATTTCGGTCAAAATATCCATAAAGGAGTATAAATTAGTTTTTTTATAATTCAAAAGTTTTTTAAGAAAAGGGTTAATCTTTCTTAGAAAAATATAAAATTAACACAAAAAATCATGAATTTAACAATTGATAATTGGTTTTAAGGACATGCTTTAATAGCATGTCCTATTTTTTTTCGTTTTTTATGATTTCCCAAATATTACGAAGCTTACGTACAGCTTCTTCATCTGATTCAGGAAGCTCCTTATAAAATACATTAAGTTCTGGGTCATTAGCAAAAGCTTGAAAAGCAGCTTCGTCTTTTTCTTGTGGTGTTAGTGCAGAGATGTTTGTACGTCCAAGAAGATAGTCAACTGATACTCCAAAGAAGTCAGCGAGTTTCTCTAATGTTTCAAAGTCAGGTTGTCTACTTCCTTGTTCATAAGCTCCATATGTAGCACGAGCAATCCCAACCTTGTTTGCTACATCAGCTTGTAAAAGTTTTCTTTCTTTCCTTAAAGAAGTTAAACGAGTGTTGAATTCCATGTTTGTAACTCCTTCCTTATAAGGAATTATAACGCTACAAAATGTAGAATTAAACATTTTCTTCTAAATGAAGAATTTTTGTTAAAAAACTACAAAAAGTAGAATATATTAATCAGTTATATATTCTACTTTTTAAAGAATGAAAGTGGGAGAAAAGTGCGCCATTGGCTAAAAATATTTCGTGAGAAAAAAGTGTGACTCGTAATGATTTAGACTACCGCACTGAACGCGTAAAGATTTAGTCATTTAGTTTTCGTTAGTTATATCCAATCTATATCTACTCTAAATTTTTTATTTAAATGGATATATACTCTTCTTTTTGTTTTGGTAAACATCGGATTAATTGTCACTGCTGTTGATGCTGAAGTAAGCTCTGGAATGATTTCAGGGGCAGTATCAATAACCCATTCAATTAGCCTTTCTTTCTTGAGATTCTTTTTGAATCCAGGAATACTAAACGGTTCAATCATATTATTTAATTCATTCCGTTTGTATGCACCTATTGCAGCAGCAATATCGTCAACAACAATAAAAATATTATGTTTAATTAATTCTATAATATTATCATTGATAACAAATCCTAAGTTTTCATGATTGTGATATAGATGATTATAAAGGAACTCTCGAAGTAAAATTTGAGATTCTTCTGAAATAGAATCTATCATTGCTATGGCGTCATTAGGGGATAATTGGTCAATAACTTTAAGTATATTAGATTCATACTCTCCTTTAATTATGCCTAATTCTAAAGCTAACCGATATATATGCTTACATGGTTGTTTATTTCTAGAAAAATCAACACAGCTACATTCTTCTAAAGAAGTTGAATAACGTATTTTTTTCCCTTGAAAAACCGCAGAATAATTACTTTTGTCGATAGAAATGGGTGTGCATGCTATTTTCTTTGCTGAATTAATCCTTTTTAATTGGCTTTCTTGTTCGTGAATGTCTCCCCAAGATTTCCAAATATTTTTTAAATCCATAAGAACAACTCCTTTTTAACTAGTTTTTCTAGTGAAGTTATAATTTTAAATTTAATAATATTCAGTCTTTTGTTTAGTTAAGCAATAATGTTAAATATAAGTTATGTAAATTAAAGGACATTCCATATTTGGATGTCCTTATTATGTTACTTTTGTTGCCCGTTTATCATTTCCCAAATTGTTCGTAATTTGCGAAGTTCTTCTTCACCAGATTGTGGAAGCTCTTTATACCAAACACCAAGCTCGGGGTCATTAATAAATGCTTGAAAAGCAGCTTCGTCTTTTTCTTGTGGTGTAAGTACTGGGTTATCTGTACGACCAAGTAGGTAGTCTGTACTGACTTCGAAAAAATCGGCAAGTCTTTGTAAAGTATCAGTATCAGGAGAACGGTTCCCACTTTCATAACCAGATATAGAAACTTTAGTTACATTTATTTTACTTCCTAATTCAGTTTGAGTTAGTTTCTTTTCTTTTCTAAGTTTCTTTAGGCGCTCTCCATTCAATAAAAACACCTCATTTCGATAAATTAATTATACAAGTTAACTATTAGATAACAAAGTCATAAACACAAAGTTAACTAAAGGGGAATTTTTGTGTTATAAACTATTGACAATTCCTATTTAGTTAACTTATTATGTTGTTAACAAAAGGTTAACTTCGGCTAGGGGGTGTTTATGTTGGCTCTTGAAAAACTAAAAGAACTTCGAGTACAACAAAAGTTAACTTGTAAACAGGTAGCTGATGGGGCGGGTATTTCAAAGGAGCATTACTGGTTTATTGAAAATGGTAAGCGAGGTTTGACCTATGAAATGGCCACTCGAATAGCAAAAGTTTTTGATAAAAAACCAGATGATATTTTTTTAAAATAAGTGTTAACTAATTGTGAACTTTGTGAGTGGAAGTAGGGTATAAAGCATCACAAAACCAAGATGAGCGTGCATGACAAGGAAACCTCTGCTGGAACAGAGACTGAAACGCCATTATTACTTCATGTGATTGAACAAAGTATGCAGTTCTTATTACTTAGAGATAAATACTTCAAAACGCTTATAGCAAATAAAACAATGATACTCATATGTCTGCTTTTTAATTGAACTTTCTAAAGGTAGTATTGATTATTTTCTAGTTGTATATGCAGACGTATGGTCGGATTAACTACTTATTGAAAGGAGGTGAGAAAGATGCATAAACAAACTTTCAAAGAGTACTTGTTACGAAATTATCCACCAAATGTAAGGAGCTTGGAAGAGGCGTATGCTTGTAACATTTGGAAAGATTGTACTTTAGAAGAGGCGATAGATATGTCTAATACAATCATAGAGCTTTTTAAAGAAGTAAACATGACGTACAACGATGCATACGCCATGCTTGGGTTCATTCGTATGGATTTAGACTATCGCTCTGAGCGCGTGAAGTTCTAGTTATTCGCATAGTAATAAAGCCTTGTAAATTTTATAGATTCACAGAAAGGTAGAATTCAAAATGCTGAACAACACTACAGTAGAGGAAGGTTAGCACCAGTGAAGGTGCTAATCTTACCAACTAATATAATTGATGTCTGGTGTTTTCTTATAGTGATCTCCGTAAGATTCAAATTGATATTTCGTAAAAAAGGGAGGATATATTGTGTTTTGTTTAAAAACTATTAGAAAAACAAAAGGAATATCCCGTTACCAGTTAGCGAAACTATCAGGTGTGAAAGATTCTACTATCCAAATGATTGAAAATAGCGAGAATCCAAATCCTACATTCAAAATAATGTGCAAACTAGCAGATGCATTAGAAGTGAGTTTGGATGATCTAAGGGGAGGTGGGAAGTTTGGGATGGAGCATGACAAAACCGAAGCGTAAGAAAAAGCGTAAAAAGCCATTTCCTTCGGATGAATTTCGAAATGTAAAAGGGGTTAAGCGTGAGCGGATGATTGCTGAAAGGAAAGCGAGACAACTCACGCAAGCACAGCTAGGGAAATTGGTAGGCTGTTCAACTGCAATGATAAGCGCTATTGAGAGTGGTCGAGTTAAGCCAGGATTAGAGGTTTCATTGCAGTTGGAAGTTGTTCTGGAGACAACACTTTTTGCATTATTTCCTGACCTATAAAGCTGAGAGGAGGTGAGGGGGATGTATAGCGAGGAGTTTAAAGCGGAGATAAAAGAGGAATTTCGCAAGTTGCTTCGAGAGGAGCTGGAAAAGACATTTACACGAAAGCCATTAATTTGTGAGTTACCGATTTTATTGACTCGTAATCAGTTGATGGAGTTATTCAATATTAAAAGTACGAAAGCATCCGCGCTATTGAGGCGCGAAGATTTCCCGAAGTTTTATGAAGCTGGTCGAGTCTTAATTCCATCAAAAGCATTGTTGCAATGGATTGATGAGCATACAGAATGGGTTCAAACACATACCAAGTATTTTCAATCCGTTGGTTAATGTTTCATATGAAAATTTTAAAACACAACAACGTAATATTGTATTCCGGTTTGGAATGTGAAAGGTGGTGAGACGATGAAAATTGGCGCCATTTTGCAAGCCTGTCGTGAACGCGCTGGGTTGTCACAAGAAGAACTAGCATTCCGGATGAACCGATCACAGTCCTGTATCTCAAAATTTGAAAATAGTGTAAAGATTCCTGATGCTATCACCTTTATGGAATGGTTTAAGCAAACAAATACGCAAGAGGTCGCTGTCGCATTTTTAATGGGGATGGACGGGCTTACGATTTTACAAACATTGTTACCGATGGTTGGTGGATTTGTATGTTGGATTATTTTATGAAATTAGAAAGGAGAACACTATGGAAAAAATCAAAGCGTTTTTAGCTTATCAAGAGACAACTAAATACAAATTGCATAGAGTAGCGAATGCCAATTTAGATATTTGTTATTCAAATTTTAAAATGACGGAATTGTTATCCATGTTAAAGGAAAAGCATGAAATGGCAGAGAATGCAGGGGTTTTAGGGATAGATTTTTATGATGGAATCTGTAATGTGCAAGTGTCATATGACGATTTTCAACGTTTAACGGAAGGTGTTCAGGATATTCGCATTGAGCCGTCTCTGTGTCCTGAGTTTGAAAATGAGCATGTATATGCTGAAGTAGAGGGCATTCATTTAGTAGCGGTTCGTTCGATTGAAAAAGAAAAAATGCAAGCGCAATAGCACCTGCATAAAGGTTGAACTGTAGCTTTGGTCGGTCTCAGTTCGAAAATTTAATAAAAATCTTGTCCTTTTATTATGGACAAGAACTGGATAGAAGTCAATAAAGGAGGAACAGATATGAAACAAGTTTTAGAGAAACTCAATACATTTCTGGCGCAGGAAGAAGAGTTGTTACGGGATTATGCCGTCGATGTAGCGGAAGCTTACGATAGTTGTTTGTATGTAAGCAATCAAAAGGATTACTTCGCACAAAAGGGTCGAGTTACTGCTATAAGAGATGCTATTGAACTAGTGGAAGATTTAGAGAATCAATTGCAAATGGTTTAGTTCATTTTTAGGGTTCATCAATTGTCTAGTGAATTTGATGTTGCAACCTTGCACTCATAGGGTGGCGACAATTTGTCGCCACCCTTATGAAAGGAGAAGTCGCATGGATTTAACAGAGATTCAACACGCAGATAAAAAGGTGTTAACAACAGCTCAAATTGCTGAGGCGTACGAAGTGGACAGTAAGTCATTGATCCGCAATTTTCAGCGAAACAAGGAGCATTATCAAGAGGGTACGCATTATTACGCGCTAACAGGTGAGGCACTGAAACAATTTAAAGGTGGGCGACAAAATGTCGCCACCCTCAAATATGTATCATTGCTGTATTTGTGGACCGAAGAAGGAGCGTTTTTGTTAGCGAAGTCACTCAATAACGATAAGGCGTGGGAGGCGTACCATCTGCTTGTTGCGCAGTATTACAAACTGACAACCGAATTGCAGCAAGTACAGCCCGTTGCATTGCCGTATGACGAGAAACGCTTATTAGCCTTGGAGCAACGTGTACAAGAAATTGCACAACAGCTACATGGGATCACCCTCCATACAGGTGAGCAAAAGCGTTTAAGACAAGCGGTGACTGAACGTGTCAATCAATTATGCATGGTGCAAGCGCGTCGTCCAGCCTTTTTCGCGTCCCTTTATCGGGAAATCAAAAGACGCTATCAAGTGGTGTCGTATCGAGATGTTCCACAGTGCAAGCTACAAGACGCTTTGCACTTTATTTCCACATGGAGAGGAGGGGCAGACATATGAATCTACTCATCAATGAACCGCCTTTACAAGTGCTGCCTAGTTTAGCTGCTAAGGTGGGCTTGAATGAGGCGATTGTTTTACAGCAATTGCATTATAAATTGCTGATTTCTGCACATGTCTATGACGGGCATAAATGGGTGTTTAACAGCTATCAGCACTGGAAAAAGGAGTTTCCGTTTTGGTCTGAAAAAACGATTAGGCGTACGATTAGAAAACTTGAGGAGAATGGCTATATTATCTCTACGGATCAATACAACAAATATAAAATCGACAAGACGAAATGGTATCGGCTAAATTATACAAAACTTGGTTATATAACGATGGGACAACATGACCTATCGAGCGAGTCAAAATGTCCAGACACATGTGGACAACATGACCTTACACAGGGGGACAAGTTGACCTCATCAAGTGGGGACACTTTGACCGCACCAATAACCAAAGATATTAAGAGTAATAAAAATAATAATAATGTCGAGCAACTCGACATTGTGCATGAAATTATTGCTCACTTAAACAAAACAGCTCAGAAAAACTTTAAAGCCACAACAGCTGCTACCAAGCGACTCATACATGCCCGACTGAAGGATGGCTATACATTGGAGCACTTCAAATGCGTGATTGACACGAAGGCTAAACAGTGGCTGCACAATCCGGACATGAATAAATACTTGCGTCCAGATACGCTGTTCAACGCTACAAAGTTCGAGAGCTACTTGAACGAAAAACAGAGCGCACCAACAAACCAAACTCATTTGCCTGAATCACTCGATTTAGATTTTAGCAAGGGGGAAGATCTGTAATGACATACCAAAACATTAGCATCGAGTTAGCAGAAAAAAGTTTACTGGGAACGATGCTCCATGAAAATTATTTAATTGCAGATAGCAACTTAGAGGCAGCCCATTTTATTTCGCAAGTACATCAAAATATTTTTACGAGCATGTTACAGCTTGTCAGTGAACGTAAAGCCGTTGACTATATCACATTGCTGACAACAAGAGAGCCGATTGAACTTGGTGGGGCAAATTATTTAGCGGAGCTTGGGAGCTTTGCAAGTGCAACGAAATTTGAGGAATACGAAGCAATAGTCCTTGAGAATTGGCGAGAGCGATCCAAGCGTCAAATGATGGAGCAAGCACAGCAAGAAGATTGGAGCATAGCGGAAATTCAACATGCACTGGACAAACTCATGACGCGATATACGACTACCAATACAAGCATTAAAGTCGACTTAATGCAAATGGCGAAGCGACCTTTTGAGCAAGAAAACAGCAAAACAGGGGTACTTACAGGGCTACTTGATTTGGATAAGCTACTAAACGGTTTTCAAGATGCCGAGCTTACGATTATTGCCGCTAGACCTTCGATGGGGAAAACGGACACGATGAACCATATCGCACTAAAAGCGGGATGGGATGGTTATTTACCAATCATCTTCTCACTGGAAATGAGTCGCACTACGCTCATTGATCGACTTATTGCCGCAACAGGCAATTTTAATCGCTTAAAGATGCGCAATCCCTATGAGTATTTTACAGACGGCCAAAAAGAAAAGTGGATGTCAACACTTGGCATGCTTGATAATGCCAATATCGAAATTGATGATCGAGCAGGGATGACCGTTCCACAGATTCGAGCTACTGCACGAAAAATCATTAAAGCCAACCCTGATAAAAAGCCCGTTATCTTAATCGATTACTTGCAAATCATTCGAGTGAGCAACCCACGTGATAATCAAACACAAGCAATTGGCCAAATCTCATGGGATTTAAAGCAAATGGCAAAAGAATTTAACTGCCCTGTGATTTGCCTAGCTCAACTGAATCGCAGTGTTGAGCAACGTCAGGACAAACGCCCTGTAATGAGTGACTTACGAGACTCAGGCAATATCGAACAAGATGCTGATGTCATCGCATTTTTATATCGCGATGATTACTACGCCAAAGAATCCGAACGACAAAATATGTTGGAATTTATTATCGCTAAGCACCGAAATGGACCGACTGGCACGGTATTCGCTAGCTATGTAAAAGATACTGGCCGATTGTCGAATATAGCCTGGAGTGTTGCAAAATGAGCGACCTTATCACAGTAAAGGAGATTTTGGAATATGCAACAGAGTTTGAATTGTGTTGGTTTGCACACCAAGTCTATTGGGCTGTGTCAACAAAACAAATTCAGTTGGAGGATGATTCTAATAAATTGCTAGAGGTAGCCTATGATGACGCGGCAGTGCGTGAAATGACCAATCGAAATGTCCTTGGGATTGGCCACATTAAGCTATACGTCGTTAAAAGCTTTGGGCAATATGCTTTTTACTTTGCTAGTGATCCACTTGAAGTCAACATGCTGCATCAAGCGTTATTTGGTGAAGTGGCAGAAGCTATTACGGAAGCGCATCGATTGTTAACAAAGGTGATGTATTTTGCCGATTTCGATATACAAACTTCGCTGCTAGAATACCGAAAAACAATCGTGCAATTTCCAGCCTATCTTGGTCATGCAGCGGCAGGACAATATAACTTGTATCGACTAGATTTGCGTAAAGGAGGGAGAAGGATTGTCTAAGCAAGAACGTGAAGAGATTATTGCCATTATCATGCTACGCAAAAACTACGCGGAGGAAATGCTTCGCAATATGTCAGATGAAGAGCTAGTGAAGATATTGGATGAATTATAAAAGTGATTTTAGCTTGAAGAAAAGAGAGGGATGAAAATGGATAATGTGAATATTAATGAAATCATTGGCGTTTCGCTGGCCCCTATTTATCAGGCACTCAATCAGCTTCATGATGATGAAGAAATCCTTATCGGCAAACATACCATTCGCAAAACAGCTAAATTTTACGAGATTGAAAATGATCGTTTACATGAATGCTTTAAAGAAAAAGAACGTTGCTATCAAGTTTTAAGTAATTTGGTCATGAACAATTAAAAAAAGCTATGGCGGCAACCATAGCTTTGATAGAGCAAAGGCTTCTCCCTTGCTACCATTAATATCATTATAGCATAAGGGGGAAGCTATTGTGAGATTAAAACCACTAGTCATTTCGAACGAAGGTATCCTACAAATCGACATCATGGAACTCCCCGAAAACTGCGTCATCGTCCTTTCCGATGGCATCGCAAAATTCACCGAGCTACCAGCGCACGCTAAGACAAAGATTGTGACGTATCAAGGGAAGGTGAGACGTGTTGAGTTTGATGAGGGGGAGGAGTTTTGATAAAGAATTATCATATCAGAGATAGAATACTAGTGATCTTGGGTTACAATGATACAATTAATTAAAAGGGATTGTTGTATCGAAAGGTAGGTAATCAAGGAAGTGAATAATTTTAGACCCTCTCCAGCTGAAATTGAGTTTTTAAATCTTGCCTATAATAAATTTTATGATATTTATGAGGAAATGTTTGAAGAGGAGTTTTGGGAAAAGGATAATTATTACCGTTTTTTTAGAATAAAAATTGCTTTTGAAATCTATGCAGAAATATTGAATTACGAGCCTATAAAATTCGTTATAGAATCTGTCAAAGATAAACGTCCTTCAATGGAAGGAGAAATAGCAAGTGAATTATTTAAATGTATTAGAAATATAATTGCCCATTTTCCATTTTATGATACTTGGAATGAAGTTTGGATTAGTAAGACTATTGTTAATTGGTATAAAAGTGGACAAATGATTGATAAGTTTATGCAAAAATATACTGGAAGAGGCGAGATAAAATATCGATTTTGGGAGGAAAATAAAAAAGAAATGACGTATGTTAATATCACTTTTCCTAATGAATATAATGAAGACTCTAAAATATATCTTAGAAATATTTTGCCTGAAAAAGATGGAATTAAATTCTCTCTGATTCTTATGAGGAGAATAATAGATACTCAAATAATTGACTAAATAATAGTAATAAAAATTCGTTATTATAGGTGATTTTTATAATAAGAGATTAATAAGAAAAATATTGGTGTTGATGGTATTTTTTAGATTGATATAATAGGTATATCCTAAACTTGTATTATAGTTCTTTCTTTAGGTGTAAAAATGTTTCCTATGTATGCGCCGAAATTATGTACTTTTTATACAAAGAGGGAGAAATGAGCAATATGGAATGAGGAGTAGTAAATGGGAACTATACAACGTTATTATGAATCGAAAGAAAGTAGTGATGCAAAAAGTAACGAATCCGTAGAAAAAAGTGTAATTAACAATAAAAATTATACTTTAGATGAAAAAATAAAAAATAGATATAGTTGGTTAATTGTAGTTTCCGTAATTATAGTAGTAATTACAGGTGTCTTTATTACAATATATAATGTTATTATTGGTGAAAATTTTGGAATTGATGTTGCTACAGTACTTTCAACGTTATTGGCATTTTTCTCTATATTTTTATCTTCGATTTTTTATTTTAAAGCTACTGAGCAAAGTAATGATTTTTATGATAGATCTTATACCCATACACGTGATATAGCAAAAACGTTATCTAAAATGGATGGAAGCTTTAGCGAGGCTTTGAGAAATATTGAAGGTTATAGTAATAGACTTAATGAAAGGTTTGATAATTTACCTGGTATTAATTCAAACTTACAGAATAATGTTCTTAAAGAAATGGAAACAATGATGGAAGAGATGAAAAAAGTTATTGTGCAGGGAAACATTTCACCAGAGGATATAATAAAATATGAGGAGCGCCTTTCTCAAATTCAAAAAGAAAATAAAGAATTAAAAGTACGCTTAGATAATAATAAATATATAATGAAAAATAGTGATTTAAATTACTTTTTGATAGATATACTGCGTCGACATAATATTTCAGATTTGAAAAAGATGTCAAGCTTAGAAATTAAAGAATTATTTTTAAGGGAAGCAGATTTTCTTTATGACGGAAATAATTTAATAAATGAGTTGATTTATAACGATGTTATAAAACCAATTAAAGACGGCATAATAATTACAGATAAAGGTATGGATTTATTAACAACTTTAAAATTATTAATTTGATAATACTACAAATACTAAAAATTATTAAAATCTATTTTTTTAATGGAATTATTAATTCTAAAATGTTATAAAGAAAAAATTAGTTCTACCAGCCCGCTTGGAGGACAACATTGGATAGCAGCTACCACTGCCATCTTTTGTTGCCCTCCTTTTATTTTTTAACCAAAGGAGTGGATGATAGTGGATATTCTAAAAAGTATTGATGGCAAGGCAACACAAAAAGCCATTGAAAAGGTTTTACGACAATATCGAACCTATCAACTAACAACACCGGAGGATTTGTTGCCGACGATTACAGCAAATTATACGTTAAATATGCCATCTTATAGGGGAGGATTCCATTCAAAAGTTGAAGAAGCAGCAATTCGAAATGTAGAGCACTACCAGAAAGCGAAAGTCTTTTTTGAAAGATTTAATCGTGCATTTTATAAGCTTACGCAAAAAGAACGACAGATTATTGTTATGGCTTGTTTAAAGGAAACACCTATGTTTAATTATCAAATTTCAAAAAAGCTCCATATTAGCGAGCGAACGTTTTATCGTATCAAGGCACAAGCATTGTATAAATTGGCTTTAGCATTACGCGTGGAGGTATATGATGGAGATGAGGTGAAGAGTCAATGAATTTTGTCCAGCCAATACGTGATATAGACAAGATTCGTGATGTTCGTAAAACGTTGAAAGACAATCCACGTGATGAGTTGCTTTTCTGTTTCGGTATTTATACTGGGCTAAGAATAAGTGATATTTTACGTTTAAAGGTAGGAGATGTTCGTCATAAGCAAGTGTTGTTTATAAAAGAGTCAAAGGTACAGAAAAAGAAGCAGAATAAGACGAAACGCATTCCGATATTAAAAGAACTGCAAAAAGTGCTCTTTCCATACATCGAGGATAAAGAAGACCAGGAGTATTTATTCAAATCACGACAAGGTAAAAATAAACCAATTACAAGAGTAAGAGCATATGCGATATTACGTACAGCTGCTTTGGCTAATGGCTTGGATGAAATAGGGACACATACGTTACGAAAGACCTTTGGCTATCATGTGTATCAAGAGGAAAAAGATGTGGCTTTGCTACAGGATATTTTTAATCATTCAGCTCCCTATATTACATTGAAATATATTGGTGTAAATCAAGATGCCATCGATCAAGCGTATCTGAAATTAAATAAACGATTGAAATTTTAAAATAGCACTGATATGTTGGTGCTATTTTTATTTTGCTTATTTTAGGAAATGGAGCAAGATCTAAAATTGTTTAACACTTTCACACACTAAAGACATTTACAAAATAATGACATGTAAAGCTCAAGATTTGAATGGAGTGATATGTGTTGAGAAATCTATCTTTTTCACACTATCAGCACCTTAACAGAATATAAGATATGTTAATGTGAAAATTCATGGTTAATGACAATTATTAGAAATGGTAGTAAATGGGTGGCGTAATGTTGGCAGAATAGTGGCAGAGATTTTGTTTTTGAATGTGATATTATATTAGTGTGTAATAAATGTAAGTTAATGGAATGAGTCAACGATACTTCGATGCGATGTCGAGGTGTCGTTTTTTATTTTGGACATTGAAATGCAAAATCATTCCAAAAACTGTTAGGTTCTTCTACCCAAGAACGCCAGCCTGCGGGTCTCCGAGGCCCGAAAAAGGGCTAGATTTAATGTTGAAAAAGGTGTTCCTTCCATCCTGTAAATCAAGTGAGGTGAGTGCGTGAGTGACAGCGAAAACGAAATTGGATGATCGAACGATTGTCAATACGAAAACGATTGCCAAAATGTTTAATATGACGGAAAGGAATGTTCGTTATTTAGTCGAAGAAGGTGTGATTGCGCGTGTTGCTCATGGCCGCTATGATCTGATCGATACGGTTAGTCGCTACATTACTTTTTTGAAAATGTCCTTTGATGGCATTGATGAGAACAAGGTGATGGAGTCTTTAGATTATGAGAAATGGCTGCATGAGAAGGCGAAGCGCGAGAAGGCTGAAATTGAGTTGGCGCATCTAAAGCGAGAAATGCATAAGGCGGATGAAGTGGAGAAAATTCAAAATCATATGGTCATGGCGTTTCGTTCAAAGATGTTGTCGCTGCCCTCAAAGTCTGCGTTACTTTTAGCGAGTAAGGATGACCCAAAGATGATTGAAGCATTACTGGAAAGAGATATTCATGAGGCATTAGCTGAGCTTGCTGAGTATGATGCAGCACAGTATTTTACAGAGGATAATGTAGAACTAGAATTGGAAGGTGATGAAGATGGTCCAAAAACAGACAATGAGCCTGTTTAAAGGAATTGCTAGCTTAGTAGCACCTCCTCCAAAGCTAACGGTATCGCAGTGGGCGGATAAGCATCGTGTATTATCCAAGGAATCCTCATCTGAGCATGGGCGATGGAATACGGAGCGTGCGCCATATCAAAGAGAAATCATGGATGCAGTCAATGATCCGGGGGTTGAACAAATAGTCGTGATGTCTTCTGCGCAAGTTGGGAAATCCGAAATATTAAACAATATTATCGGTTACTATATCGATTATGATCCGTCACCAATGCTTTTAATGCAGCCTACGCTTGAAATGGCAGAGGCTTATTCAAAAGATCGGATAGCCGCTATGATACGGGATACACCAACATTAACGAAGAAAATTAATAGTCCAAAGGCGAAGGATGGAAATAATACGTTGCTACAAAAGAAGTTTCCTGGTGGTCATTTAACGCTTGTTGGTGCCAATTCACCTGCAAGTCTATCTTCTCGTCCTGTTCGTTTAATCCTTGCTGATGAGGTAGACCGGTTCCCAGCATCAGCAGGTGCTGAAGGAGATCCGTTAGCACTTGCGCAGAAGCGGACAAAGACTTTTTGGAACAGTAAATGGGTATCTGTATCGACACCTACTATAAAAGGTGCATCGAGAATTGAAGCTGAATATGAAGAAAGTACAATGGAACAATGGTGTGTATCTTGTCCGAGCTGTGGTTTATTTCAACCGTATAGTTGGCCGCAAATTCGTTTTCAGACGGTAACGATGGAATGTGTACATTGTAAGGCACAACATAATGAAGTGGAGTGGAAGTCACGTCCTGGTAAATGGATTGCGCGAAACCCTGAAGCGTCGAAGCGGGGTTTTCATTTGAATGCACTAGCATCACCTTGGGAGAACTGGGCAAAGATTATTGCAGAATTTAAAGAAGCGAAACGTAAAGGGCTAGAAACATTTAAAACGTGGGTCAATACAACGCTCGGGGAATCATGGGAAGAAAAGACTAATGACCAAGACCATACAAAGCTTGTTTCCAGACGTATTCGTTATGATTGTGAAGTGCCTAAAGATGTATTAGTGCTGACAGCAGGTGTCGATGTGCAAGATGACCGTCTAGAAGTGGAGATAGTAGGCTGGGGAGTGGATGAAATTTCCTGGGGAATAGCGTATAAAATATTTTATGGAGATCCAGCGCAGCAAGCTGTTTGGAATCAAGTTGATGCATTTTTATTGAAGGATTATATACGGAACGACGGTGTAAAGCTTTGTGTTGCTGCCACTTGTGTGGATTCAGGTGGGCATTATACAAGTGAGGTCTATGATTTTTGTAAAGACAGGGAGCACCGTCGAGTATTTGCGATTAAAGGAAAGGGCGGTAATGGTGTTCCTTATATTAATAAACCGTCAAAAGTAGGGAGACAACAAGTACATTTGTTTACGCTTGGAGTCAATGAAGGAAAGGATTTAATTTATTCCCGATTGAAAAATAAATACGAAGATAAGCCTGGTTATTGCCATTTTCCGTTAGAAGCGGATAAAGGGTATGACGAGGCTTTTTTTATTGGCTTAACGGCAGAAAGAAAAGTAACACGCTTTTTCAAAGGTGTGCCGCGGATTGAATGGGTGAAACGTTCTTCCAATATACGTAATGAACCGCTTGATATACGAAACTATGCAACAGCTGCTTTACGTATTTTAAATCCGGATTTGAACTATCTTGCTGAACATAATTTAACGAGCAACATTTATACGCAAACAACGAGGCGGAAAAAACGTAAGCGGAGAGTGATTTCTAAAGGAGTGTAGAAGATGGCTTTTACAGTTGATGAATGTAGAGAAAGGTTAGCTATTTGGTTGGAGGCAGAGGCGAAAATCGCCATTAATCAGAGTTATTCGTTAGAAAATAGACGTTTTGACCGTGCAAATTTGGCGCAAGTCAGGGACCAAATAAAGTTTTGGAGAAGCGAATTAGCTTTAGCTGAAATGCGAGAGTATGGTCGAAGTCGTAGACGAGTGATACGAGTTGTGCCACGTGATTTGTAGGGGGTGTGACAAGTGAACTTATTGGATAAAGCGATCGAGGTTGTTTCGCCTGAAAGAGCATTGAAGCGTGCAGGTGCTCGCAAGCGACTACAAATTATCAATTCAGGTTATGCCAATAGTGGCGCAAATAAGCGTAAAAAATCGATGATTGGTTGGATTTTTAAAGGTGGTTCCACGAAAGAAGATATTGACGACAATCAAGATACGTTGCGTCAACGATCCCGTGACCTGTATATGAACACCCCACTTGCTACTGGCTCAATTAAAACGATACGAACGAATGTGGTAGGCTACGGTTTGATTTTGAACAGCCAAATTGACCATGAGTTTTTAGGTTTGTCTATTGAGGAAGCGGATGCCTGGGAAACGACGGTTGAGCGCGAATTTGCTCTATGGGCTGATTCAATTATGTGTGATGCGTTGCAAATGAATAATTTTTATGAATTGCAACAACTAGCATTTATATCGTGTTTGATGAGTGGAGAGGTGTTTGCAACGTTACCTTATCGAAACCATCAGCAACATTGGTATGGATTGCGTGTGCAGTTGCTTGAAAGTGATCGTATTTGTAGTCCAAATGGAGCAAGTAAAAATATTATCAATGGCGTGGAGCTTGGTCAGTACGGAGAGGTTGTTGCTTACCATATTTGTGATACACATCCTTTAGCGGAGAGTACCGGTCAGAAAAAATGGGTGCGTATCGACAAGTTTGGTAAGAAGAGCGGACGTCAAAATATATTGCATTTAATGGAGTCTGAACGGCCAGAGCAACGACGAGGTGTGCCAATCCTTGCACCAGTAATTGAGAGCTTAAAACAGCTTGGAAGATATACAGACGCGGAGTTAACGGCTGCCCTTGTGTCTTCCCTGTTTACTGTTTTCATTGAAACGAAGGATGAGTATGATGCTCCACCGTTAGGGTCAGCCATTAATGAACAAGAACAAGTGGATAAAGAGGATGAATTAAGCTATGAACTTGGAGCGGGCGCGATTGTGGCACTTGCTGAAGGTGAAAAAGCAAATACATCCAATCCAGCACGCAATAATGCCTCATTTGATCCATTTGTTGTAGCGGTTTGTCGGCAAATTGGTACAGCGTTAGAGCTCCCGTATGAAATATTATTAAAACATTTTACATCCAGTTATTCAGCCTCACGAGCTGCGCTTTTAGAGGCGTGGAAGATGTTTAAGATGCGGCGCACGTTTTTAGCAAATGGTTTTTGCCAGCCAATTTATGAGGAATGGTTAACAGAAGCGATACTTCTTGGCAGAATTCAAGCACCGGGTTTTTTAGATAATCCATTGGTGCGAAAAGCTTATTGTAGTGCTGAATGGAATGGGCCAACACAAGGACAACTCGACCCATTAAAAGAAGTACAGGCTGCGATGTTACGTGTGGAAAATGGCTTTAGTACAAGAGCACGTGAAACCGTTGAACTAACAGGGGGTAACTACTGGCTTAATCATGCACAGCGCGAGCGTGAAGAACAAGCACGTCGCGAGGCGGGGCTCGATTTGAGTTATTTAGAAATCATGAAAAATATTGTACAGGAAAAGGGGGTGAAAATTGTAGATGAGGATTGACCTTCGTGGCGCGATTGTACCAGATGGAGAACAATGGATTTACGACTGGTATGGCATTCCTGCTGTTAGCCCTAAACGCATTATGCAGCAAATCGATAAAGCGATCTCAAGTAACGAAAAAGAGCTGATTGTTAATATTAATAGCCCTGGTGGATCTGTGTATGCAGCGTCTGAAATATGGACCCATATTAAAAAATTCTCCGGTGATTCTGTAGCCGAAATTACTGGTGTTTGTGCAAGTGCAGCGTCCATTATTGCAATGGCAACGAAAAGAACAGTTATTGCTCCAGTTGGCGCATTAATGATTCATAATGCCTCGACTATTGCACAAGGGGATTATCGTGAAATGGAAGCGATGAAGCAATTATTAATTAAAACAAATGAAGCAATAATGCAAACCTATAAAGTGAAAACGAAAAAGTCATACGATGAGTTAAAGAAAATGATGGACGCGGAGACGTGGATGAATGCACAGCAAGCAGTGGAGCATGGCTTTGTGGATGACATTATGTTTACCGAGGATGTAGAAGTCGTTGCTTCAGCACAAATGGCACAGGATTTTGGCTCCAATGGTTTATTACCTAAAGCAGTAATCGACAAAATGCGCAAATTGTTAGCAAGAGACCCAAATTTAGTCGTCAACAACAATGTTTCACTAACGAGCGAGCAAGAAGCAGTGGAAGGAGAGGAAAAACTAATGGATGTAAAGGAATTAGAAAGTAAACACCCTGACGTAGTCGAGCAAATTCGCAATAATGCCAAAGAAGAGGCAATTGCAGCTGAACGTCAACGGATTCAGGAAATCGAAAATATTGCATTACCAGGCTTTGAAGAAATCGTGAATAAAGCGAAGTTTGAAACAGGCATGACGGCTGCTGAAACCGCGTTACAACTGTTAAACGCGCAAACACAACAACGTACAACGAAGCTAGTGAATATCCAACAAGATGCTTCGTTACTTAATGGTATTGAAGGGCATGATGCACCAACGAATAACGATGACAATGAAATTGATGCACTTGTTAATAAAGTGTTAGGGAATGGAGTGAAATAGCATGCCGATTTTAGAGTTTGATAATTTACTAGGCGGCTTTCAAACAGATGTCGTATCAGAGCCTATCACAGTAGCAGCAAACCAAGAATTATCAGTAGGACAAGTATTTGCTCTGAATGAAAAAGGTCAAGCAGTGGCCATGACGAAAACGAGTTCGGCAAAAGATGTTTACGGTATTATGGCGGATGCCATTGCAACATCGGCTGATGAAACGAAACCGGCTGTTTGTTACAAGCGTGGAGAATTTAATGTCCGTAAAATTATTTTACCTGTGGATGCAGATGTTGTACCTTATCACATCGCTCTAAGTAATATCGGGATTACATTAAGAAATACTGTGCCAGCAGACCCGCAAAAGGAGGAATAGATCAATGGCTATTAATTTATTTGAAACACGTACGATGCTAAAGTTTTCCGAACGCATGCCTCGTGTCACGACATTTTTACGAGATATGTTATTTACTGATATAGAGCTATCTCCAACAAATATAGTCGATGTAGATATTAAAAAAGGACGTGCCAAAATTGCGCCGTATGTAAGTGAAAAAATCGGTGGTAAAGTTGTAGAAAATAGCGGTTATCGTACAGAAACATTTGCACCACCATTAGTTGCTCCAACGACAATTACAACAGCTGCGGATTTACAAAATCGTTCAATGGGCGAAAATTTATATTCTTCTCGTACACCAGATGAGCGAGCAGCGGCAAAGCTAGTGAAAGATTTAAAAGAGCTCGACACCATGATTACACGTCGAGAAGAAGTGATGTGTGCACAGGCGATTTTTGATGGTGAAATTAATGTGAAAGGCGAAGGTGTCGATTATGTGATTTCGTTTAATCATACGAATCGAGAGACGCTTTCAGGGTCGAACTTATGGAGTGCTTTTACATCAAAAAAATACGCTGATTTGAAACGTTGGGTACGAACTGTCCAAGAAACAGGCTTTGTAAACGTTGATAATGTAGTCATATCACCAGATGTAACGGATGTACTACTGAGGGATAATGACATATTAAAACTATTAGATATTCGTAATGTAAATATCGGTGAACTAAGGCCTGAAACATTACCAAACGGGGCAACGTATATCGGTACAATTGCAGGGGTAGGTCGGATATATGAATATGCAAGTAGCTACTATGATGATGTCGATAATAAGGTAAAGCCCATTGTCCCTCCTGGAACGATTGCCTTGCTAGCGACAGAAGCGGATTTTTCAATGGCCTATGCAGCTATCACCATTGCGAAAGGTGATGATTTAGTAACTTACGAAGCGGATCGTGTCCCTGATTCATGGACGGAAAAACGCCCTGCTCGAAAAATTTTGCAATTAAGTGCCAAACCGTTGCCGATACCAAAAGAAGTAAATAGCTGGTTTGTAGCGAAAGTGCTATAAGGGGGTACGCATATGATTCGAGCAAAACATACGATTTGTCATGATAATGTGTTTTATGCAAAAGGAGCGATTATCGATGGGTTAACAGAAGCAGAGGAATCACGATTAGTTCACTTAAAGGCAGCAGAATATGTACTTTCGCCAGAAGAGGAGCTTCAAAGGCAGCGAGTTGAAAATCAAAAGGTAACGATACCTGCAGAGGAAATGGAAGAGCTTCGCATGGCGCTCGACACGGAATACAATGCCGACGATCTAAAACGTACGGCAAAAGAAGTTGGAGTCGATTTAACAGGTATTTCGAAAAAAGACGACGTCATACAAGCGATTATCCAGCAAGGAAAAGCCCATGCGTTGCTTGAGGATGACGCCAATGAATAGGACATTTAAAGACCTTGTAGCCGAGGATTTAGATGTCTTTTTTAATTGTCTGGAATTGGCGGAGGTGCATGAATTAGACGGAGAATTCCTTGATTTAGTTGTAGAAAGTAATGTGGAAAATGTAAAAGACTATAGCCGTGAACAGTTAAGTGCATCGCAAGACGTATTTTTGCATCTTAAAACAATATTTGTGAAAGCATGCGATTTCTATGTACCGAAAGTCGGCAACATTTTGTTGTTGGATGGCGAAGAATACTATGTCGAAGAAGCGAGCGAGGACATGGGGATTATCCGCATTGTCGTCAGTGCAAATGAAAGTTAGGTGGCAATATGATTGAACTAAAAATGCATCAAGTGGAAGTGTTAGAAAAACTTTTTGCTAAAACGCCAAAAGAAGCACGGATTTTATTTGCTCGTGCGATTAATCAATCTGCAGAATCTTCAAGAACAAAGGCAAGTAAGGAAGTTCGAGCTAAGTATGTGATTCGAGCCCTAGATGTCAAAAAGCCGATGAAGGTCAAGAAAGCGACCGCTAGCCAGCTATCAGCGCATGTTCATATAAGTGGGGGCGTAACGCCTTTAATGAAGTTTGATATCACACCTACCATGCCTGATATCATGCCAGTGCGCGCTCGTGTGAAAAAAGGTAGTAGTAGAAAACTCATTCCACATGCCTTTGTTGCAAAAATGGAAAATGCACATATGAACGCCTTTACACGTGTTGGGAAAAGGCGGTTACCGATTAAGGGACGATATGGACCTTCAATAGCCCAAATGACGAGAGAGCCAAAAGTATTTACTAATATTACGACCCATGCTCAAAAAACATTGGATAAACGTCTTGACCATGAAATGAACCGACTATTATACGGAGGCTGATAAGATGGATGCTTTAAATATGACCGATGAATTAGTTGCCTTTTTTACAGAAGCTTTGGCAGATATGCGCTTGCAAACAAAAGATGAAGATATATGGAAACCACCGACAGTATATGATGGCTATTTGCCACCGAAGAAGAATGCACGACGTGGTGATGACGATACCGAACAGGACGACTACCCATTCGTCATTGTTCGTTTTTTGTATGAAAAAGATAATTTAAAAGATAGTAATACGATACAATTTAGATTTTTAATCGGTACGTATAGCAAGGATGAACGCCAAGGGTGGCGAGATACGCTGCATGTCATGAACCGGATGAAATTTGCGTTAAAAGAAGTCGGATTTGTAGGCCCTGGTTCCTTATCAGGTGATATCGAAATGGCGCTTTTTGAAGAGCAAATGAAACCGCTGTGGCGTGGCGTTATGGAAGTCGAATTTGCAACACCAGCAGTTCAATTAGATAGGAGTGAGTTTGGAGATGCCTTCAATGATTAAAAACCAACAAGCATCACCACAACAAGTAGGTCAAGTTATTACAGAGAGTGTACCACAGGAGATTCTTATCTATGTAGGGCCACCCGTAATCGGTTTACAACGATTCAGTTCTTTTGTTGGGGGTTACCCGGAGCATTTTAAAGATCACCTTGAAAAATCACCGGCATTTCGAAACATGTTTATTGCCCCTGAAAAGCTCGTGGAGGTTCAACAGCGTTTACTAGATGCGCATTCAGTAGAATCGATGTGGTATAAAAAAACAGCAGTCTATTTTAGTGAGGTGAAACAGTGATGATTCGACATGGTTCAAGAGTACGAGAGGTTCCTACCTCTATTTCCGCACCTGTAGTAGCGACAGCGACACTTCCTGTCGTTTTTGGTACAGCTCCTATTCATTTGGCTGAAACCCAAGAAAATGTGAATCAGCCTGTTCTAGCCTATTCATTTGCCGAATTTGTGAAAGCATTCGGGTACTCCGATGATTGGGCAAATTACACCCTTTGTGAAATGGCGGATTTAGCATTTAGACAATTTAAAGTAGCACCAGTTGTGTTTGTAAATGTTTTAGATCCAACAAAACATAAAACAAGCAAAACGGAATCCATAACGATTCGTAATAAAAAAGGGATGATCGAAACAACGGGCATTTTATTAAAATCGCTAGTTGTTCAAAACAATGAAACGAAATTGAAAAATGATGAAGACTATATGGCGTCATTCAATGAAGATGGCCAAGTTGTACTGGCAATAGTAAAGGGCAATGTAACAACGGTCAATGTCACTTATGATTATGTAACGCCGAATGTTATTACTAACAATCATATTATCGGTGGTTATGATAATGCATCCGGAAAGAGTACAGGTTTAGAGTTGCTAAACAATGTATTTCCTAAACTAGGGATGGTGCCAGGTCTTGTTCTTGCACCTAAGTTTTCAAAAGATCCAACGGTGGCAGCGGTGATGAAAGCTAAGGCTTCATCCATCAATTCCTACTTCAAAGCACAGGTGTTAGATGATGTGAATACCCGTGTTGCAAATACGTATACAAAGGTCAATGAATGGAAAAACACCAACAATTATACGGGTCATAATGAAGTCGTTTGTTGGCCACTTGTTGGCATGGGCGATAAAGTGTATCACCTTTCGTCTCACATTGCTTGTCGTATTATGAAAACGGCGTATGACAATGGGGATTTTCCACACGAATCGCCATCTAATAAATCATTACCAATGACCAAATTATTAGTAGAAAAAGACAATGGTTATGAAGAAATCGATTTATCACCGGATCAAGCAGAGTTGCTAAATAACCAAGGTATTACTACCGCTATCAACTTTATTGGTGGATGGCGTGCTTGGGGGAACTATACGGGAGCGTACCCTGGTAATACGGATGTCAAAGATATTTTTACGCCTGTTCGGATTACGCACAATTGGTTAGGTAACACCATTATTTTAACAACTTGGAGTATGGTAGATGGGCCAATTGGTCCGCGTCTAATTAATAGAGTGCTAGATACGATGGGGATGTGGTTGAACGGTTTACAAGGTCAAGGGGTTTTAATTGGCGGACGCGTTGAATTTAGAAAAGAAGATAACCCTTTAACAGATTTAAATAGCGGAAAAATACGTTTCCGATATTTAGTAGCTGAACCAACACCAGCGCAAGATATTGATAATATTTTAGAGTTTGATGTGAATTATTATAATGCATTGTTTATCACTGATTAGGGGGGACAAGTATGTTTCCGGAAAAAATAAATGATTTTAGGGTTTTTGTAAATGATAAACCTGATTTATTAGGTATTACCGATGCAGAATTACCCGAGTTAAAATTCATGGCAGAGACTGTGAATGGTGCTGGGATTTTAGGAGAATATGAAGCGCCCAATTACGGTCATTTAGAGTCGATGAAGCTTAAACTCAATTGGCGTGTGATTACAGGGGAGCTAATCGATTTTTATAAACCAGATAGCTTAAAAATAGACTTACGGATGTCCAATCAAATCTATGATATAAAAAAACGTTCACGCTTCAATGTTCCTTCTAGAGTACTAGTGCATGGATCTGTACTAGGAAATCCATTAGGAAAAGTGGCAAAAGGCTCACCGTATGAAGCTTCCACTGAGATTGAGGTTTACTATATAAAGCTTGAGTATAATGGCAAGGTAATGTTTGAATATGATCGTCATAACTATATTTACAAAGTGGACGGCATTGATTATAGCGCAAAAATTCGAGAAGCATTAGGACTTTAAAGCAAAAGGAGTAGATGACAAATGAAGGACAATGAAATAAAACAAGAAGTAGTTGTAGAAAATCCAAATATTAAAGTTATTACTTTACAAAGTCCTATCGAAATTGATGGGACTTTTTTCAATGAAATTCAACTGGATTTTAGCAATATGACAGGCGCTGATGTGTTGCAAATTGATGCGGAATTAAAAACAGAGGATCACCCAGAAGGCTTCAATTCCGTTTACAATCAACACGTATTATTAAAAATAGCGTCCAAAGCTTCAGGTATTTTACCGGACGATTTAATGAAATTATCGATTGCAGACTTTGTCGAAGTGACCTTTACGGCTCGTAATTTTTTGTTAGGATTGTAGGTCCTCAGGGAGGCGCAAGAGATATAAGAAAACTACTACTTGTCATGGCCTCTAATTCCTTTACCTCCATTGACTATTGGGCACAACAATCCTTTCTATCACTGAAAGAGTGGAAAGAGGTACTGGAAGAAGTACTAGAGGAAGGAGCGAAAAAGGATGGCTAGATCAAGATCATATGATATGACTTTTGAGATTAACGGGAAATTCGCTAGCTCCTTCAACAATGTTTTTAACAAAGCTACAACAAACCTCAATGATTTAAAAAAACGCTCGCGTGAAGCACAGCGTGAAATGGCTCGACTCGGTCGCGAATTCCGTAATGGCAAGATTCATCAGTCACAATATGCAGAAGGTACCGCAAAATTAGCACGTGAATTAAAACAGCTAGAAGGTAGCCAACGCCGTCTTAATGCGTTGAAAGCTACCTTTGATAGTGGCATGAATAAAGCGAAACGTGCTGCCGGTGTGGCAGTGGGTGGTACTGCAGTTGCAGCGACAACAGTGGCTTTGTCTTCATTAAATAAAGCAGCGGATTTTGAAGCACAGATGGCCAAAGTATCAGCAGTGTCTAGTGCAACCGCAACTGATTTTGCAAGACTGAATGCAGAAGCACAAAAGCTTGGAAAGTCAACGGTATTTTCTCCTACTGAAGCGGCGAAAGGAATGGAATACCTTGCACTGGCAGGGTGGAAAACAGATGAAATTATATCAGCGATGCCCGGTATGCTAAATCTTGCTGCAGCTGGAGCCCTTGATTTAGGAAGAGCTTCAGACGTTACATCCGATACAATGCAAGCATTTGGACTAAGCGCAGATAAAGCAGGACATGCTGCGGACGTCTTTGCTTACGCCCAAGCGAATGCTAACACAAACGTGGAGATGCTTGGTGAAGGGATGAAATATCTCGCACCAGTAGCCAATACTTTTAAATGGTCACTAGAAGGCACTACGGCTGGGATGATGGCACTTGCTAACCAAGGTCTGAAAGGTTCCATTGCTGGTCAAGCATTTGCTTCTTCTTTAAGTAGGTTATCGAAGGATAACGCAAGTGTGCAAAAAGTTATGAAGAAAACCAATATAGCTTTCTTTGACGCGCAGGGAACCCTTAAACCACTCCCGAAACTTATTAAGGAAATTGAAAAGGGTACGGCTGGCATGACCGATAAACAAAAATCAGCCACGCTCACTACACTGTTCGGAACAGAAGCTGTTAAGCATTGGTCTATTCTACTTTCGACTGGTTCGGATGAACTTGAGCGAATGACGGCTGCCTTAGAGAAGTCAGAGGGAACTGCAGCAAAAATGTCTGCAACAATGGTCGATAATTACGCAGGGTCTCTTAAGCTTTTGCAAAGTAATATCGAGGCTGCTCAAATCAAGTTTATGGAACCTGTTTTACCAGTCTTCCAAAAGTTTTTTGGTGGTATAGCAGGAAATGTAGATAATAACATGAGCAAAATTGAAAAAGCCGGGGAAGTGACTGCAAAAATCCTTGAGGATATTACTGCCCCATTTAGCACAACAAAACCTATCAAACCAAAAATCGAACCGAACATGGATCCGGCTGATGTCCAAAAGATGATCAATCAATACAATCGAGAATTAGAGAAATATGAATTGTTTCGTAACATGGACTTTGGCGATAAAGTCATCTATATGTTAGATACGGCTACTGCTAAAGCGGAAGAGTGGCTAGGTGGCAGCGGTGGACAAGCAACGGAAAAAATCTTCTCTAAACTTGGAGAAATAGCTGTTAAAGCATTTTTAGGAGCATTTACAGGTTCTTTAAAAGCAGCCGGTAATAATGCATTAAACGGCAATTTCGCTGGCGCACTTGGCATGGGTGCTGCAGCTTGGATGCTTGGTGGTGGAGCACTTGTGAAAGGGGCTATCGGTGCAGGTAGATGGGCATTAGAGAAACGAGGTGGGAAAGGAGCAAGGAAAGATTCCGCATCTTCTCAAGATACTGCAAGTGTTGAAACAACAACTACAAAAGCAAAAGGAAAAAAATCAAAGTCAAAAAGAACTAAGGGAGCAGCGCAAGCAGCCACAACAACTTTATGTGAAGTTACAACAGCGCCAACAAGCTCAAAAGAAAAGAAATCGAAAACTAAAGGAACAAACAAAGGTGCAGCGAAAGTAGCTCCTAAAGGTAGTCAATCTGCTTTATCTCAAATTTTTAACACAGGGAAAAATGTCGTGAAAGGTGGCGGCAAGGCGCTAACGACTGTTGCGAAAGGGATTGGTAAAGGCTTTGCGCCAATCGGTTTCGCAATGGGTGTTCATGATATTTTTAAATCAAAAGATAAAGTCAAAGCGACAGCACAAACAACTGGTGGATTTGCAGGTGGCCTTGGTGGTGCAAAACTAGGAGCTGCTATCGGAACAGCTATTGCACCAGGAATCGGTACAACCCTTGGTCTTCTATTAGGTGGAGCTGCTGGCTATATAGGAGGAAAATGGGCAGGTGGTAAAGCGGTAGATACAGCACGTGGAGGACAACGAGCTGCAAGTCAAGCACCATCTGATAAAGGACGTACCGAGGCAACGAAATCCGTAGATACTACAAAATTAAATGCAGCTGCGACACAACTTGCGACTACGTTTGAGACGACGAATACAGCATTCACAAAACTAGAAACAAGCATTAGTACGACTGCCGCCAATATGGATAATTTAACGAAGTATACAGGACAAGTCAGCACGGAATTTGTTACGTCCTTTGCTTCATTAAAAGCAACTACCGATCTATCCAATACAAATATGTCAACGTTAGCATCAACCATTGGACAAGCATCGGGGTGGGTTTCATCCATCCAAGGCATTCAACCTGCTGTTCAACATGTGATCGTCGCGTTAAACCGACTTCGCACACGTATCGACAATGTGCAGATTCAAGGTGCTGGCGGCGCTACATCAAGGAGGACGCAATATGAATAGCTATACAACGATTCAGGGTGATACGTGGGATTTAATTACCTATCGGTTATGGGGGAGCGAGTATTTGCTCCCTCTTTTACTTGAAGCAAATCCAAAGCATCGTGACACGATTATTTTTATTGGTGATGTTGTTTTAAACGTTCCGGTCATCGATACAGCGATTTATGTACAACGTCCTGCATGGCTCGGGGAGCACGATGATGTATGACGATGGCAAGACGAACGGAGTTAAATGTAACCTACAATAATACGCGTTTGACCGATGAGTTAGGAGACGATTTATTAGATTGGACGTATACCGACAATTTAAGTGGAGAAATCGATGATTTACAGCTAGTTTTACAGGATGCGGATGTACATTGGTTAAATGATTGGTTCCCATCGAAAGGTTCCCTAATCGAAGCTGAAATTGCAAGAACTCATTGGGCAGATCGTGTTGTAAAAACGAAGCTAGGTAAGTTTGAGGTAGATGAATTAATTGGTGATGGACCACCAACAAACATGACGATTAAGGCGTTAGCTGTTCCCGAATCCAATTCCATTCGAGGTGAATACAAATCGAAGGCATGGGAAAATGCAACCTTAAAACAAGTAGTACAAGATATTGCGAAAGCCAATCGTTTAAAGCTTTTTTGGGAAACAACCGAAAATCCTAAAAAAGACCGCTATGAGCAAGAATCTGAAACAGATTTAGCTTTTTTACATCGATTATGTAAAGACGAAGGGTTATGTCTTAAATTATCCAATAGCGCCATTGTCGTTTTAGATGAGGCGGATTATGAGGCGAAACCTGTAGTCGATACAATACTACGCGTGAGTAAAGAAACGTCTAACATTCAAGTACTTCAATGGCGATTCAATACAACACTTACTGGGACGTATAAGGCTTGCCGAGTACAGTCACATGATGCTGGGAAAAAGAAGACGATAAAGGCAACATTCACACCTCCAAAGGCGCCAAAAGTTGGCCGTACATTAGTTGTGAAGGAAGAGGTTAAATCGGTGGCAGAAGCTCAGAAACTGGCGAAAAAACGATTGAGGGAAGCGAATAAAGAAGCTACAACGATTCAATTAGTTGTAATCAGTGAAATGCATATCGATGCGGGCATGACGTTTGATGTAATTGGTTTTGGCCGTTTGAACGGCAAATATATTGTAACGAGGGTACAACATTACAAAAGCAAAATAACACTCGATTTACGTAAATGTTTGGAGGGATACTGATGCGAGTGCAAGTTGGCGAAGTCACAACCATTGATCCAACAAAGGGAACAGCACGGGTCAAAATTGAAGAGCAAGACAACAAAATATCAGCTCCTTTGCGTGTGTTATATCGCGGGACTTTAAAAAATAAGGATTTCTGGATGCCGAAGATTGGTGAACATGTACTTTGTTTGTTTACAAAACAAAGTGAAGGCTTTATTATAGGGGCTTTTTATTCAGAAGGCACACAGCCACCCTGCAGCGAACCAGAGAAACGATGCATCGAGTTCGAAGATGGTAGTGTGATAGATTATGACGCTAAGACACATACATTACATGTCAATATAGTTGGTGAAATCAATATCCAAACAAAAGGGCCTGTTACAGTAAATGGCCAATTACTTTCACCAATTGCTAGTACTTCATAAAGGAAGGGATAGCAATGGCGACAATCGGTAGCTTTGGCGATGTACTATTTGAAGTTTCCACGGATAAAACCCTGACATTTTATGATTTAGAGAAAAAAAGCAGTGCCAAGTGGGACGAGCACGATATTCAAGGCAACAAAACAAAATTAGAGTTTAATGGTCCGGGGCTAACGGATATCACGTACAACCTTTTATTGCGTGCTGAACAAGGCATTAACCCTGTGAAAGAACTAGCAAAGTTAGAGAACATGCAACATAAAGGTGAAGCACATCACTTTATCTTAGGACAAAAACCAATCGCACCTAATAAATTTGTAATAGCGGAGTTATCGGCAGGCTTACGAAATATTGATCCAACAGGAAATGTGTTTTCTATAGAAGTAACAGTGTCTTTAAAAGAGTATGTGCAAAGCAAAACGGTCGTTAAAAAAACAACAGCAAACACGCAGCAAAAAGCAGCTACCAGTAATAAAAAAGCACTCGGAACGATGACCATTACGGTGAAATCAGTCCATATACGAAGTGGCCCAGGTGCCCAACATAAGGTGCTAGGGTATGCCATGAAAAATCAGCAATTGACTGTTTACGGTGTGAATAATGGTTGGTATAGCCTTGGTGGAGGCAAATATATTACAGCGAATAACGCTTACTCAACTTTTAAGAAAGGGTGATGTTATGTACGAAGTTGAGCCGATAGAACCAATGAAAACAATCGATTTTGGAGCGACAGGTGTAGAGGAGATTCTACAGAATGTCGCTTTTATTATGGCCACAGCTAGTATGAGTTGCCCACTGGACCGTGAGTTTGGATGGGATAAGACGGTAATTGATACGCCTATTCCGATTGCAAAAGCAAGAATAGTGGCCAATTTAACCGAAGCGATTCACAAATTTGAACCACGAGCAATCGTTGAAGCTGTGGATGTTCTAGGAGATGGTCTTCAAGGACGTTTAACGCCCAAAGTGCAGGTGAGCATTAATGAGTCGTTTTAATTTACCTGATTTATATTTTTTAGAAAAAGCACCCGAGCAAATTGAAAGTGAAATGTTGTTGCATGTTAGAGAAAAAACAGGGCTAACTCTGCAGCGTGCGGATCCAAGGTTGAAATTTATTCAGGCATTGGCTGCATTTGTTTCGATAGAGCGCAACAAATTAGAACACGGTTTACGTCAGAATCGCTTGTCATATGCCGAGGATGACATGCTTGATCATATGGGGGCAGAAATGTCTACGCAACGTCTACCAGCGAAATATGCACGGACAACAATGGCTTTTAGTTTAGAAGAAGATCGTGTGGATGCCCTGACAATTCCTTCGGGAACAAGGTATCAGGTTGGCGATGTTTATTTTCAGACAAAGGAGGCACATATCATCGCGCCAGGTACCCACCTATATCCAGTTGAAGCCACTTGTACGGAGCCAGGTGAAATCGGCAATGGCTTTTTAGTTGGTGAAATCGCCACGTTAGTAGATCCTTTACCTTATGTGAAATCCGTCCAAAACACGACCGTTACTAGTGGTGGTGCAGAGGAGGAAAGTGATGATGCGTATGCAGAACGAATTCGATTAGCACCTGAAAGTTTCTCCGTAGCTGGTCCCAAAGGTGCTTATATTTATTGGGCAAAAGCCGCTAATCAAAATATAAGTGATGTAAAAGTAGAATCACCGGTAAGCGGAGAAGTGCATGTCTATATTCTTATGGCAAACGGAAAGCTTCCGGTAGAAGAAGAGTTGACTTTAGTTGAAACCAAAATGAGAGATAACCAAATTCGACCATTAACTGACAAGGTATTAGTCAAAGCACCATCGATTGTTAATTACACAGTATCAGTAGAGTATTGGATTGCAAATCAAAACAGTATAGTTTCTCCTATCATCGAAAAGCAAGTAAATCAAGCTTTTGAGGGTTATCTGAAATGGCAACGTTCAAAAATGGGTCGAGACGTGGATATTTCTGAGCTTATAGCACGTCTAAAACAAGCAGGGGCAGCGCGTGTATCGGTAAGTTCACCCATGTTTATTGAAATTGCAGATACTGAGGTTGCAAATGAATTATCAACAGAAATAACGTTTAAAGGGCTAACAAATGACTAGTGACATCTTGAAATTATTGCCCTATAGTTTACGACAAGACCCTGTGCTTGAAGCCATTGCAGAGGCTGCTGAAATACAATTAAAACAAGCTTATCAGGAAGCTGGAGTTGTTAGCAATTTAGTCAATATTGATGAGATGCCGGATGAGTTACTTGATTTATTAGCATTTGAAAAGCATGTTGATTTCTATCAGGCTAATTTGCCGATTGACCAGAAGAGAAATCTAGTGAAATCTTCAATTAGCTTGCATCGTAAAAAGGGTACGCCTGCAGCTATTCATCTAGTATTTAATAAGCTTGCTCTTGATAGTAAATTAAAAGAATGGTTCCAGTACGGAGGAGAACCTTATTACTTTAAGATTGAAGTTAACATCAAGTATAAAAGTGTTAGTGAGGAAACGCTTAATTCACTAATTATGATGATTAATGAATATAAAAATATCCGTTCACATTTAGAAAAAATAGATGTTTTCTTTACTACAAATGGTAAAACGCAAGTAGGAGCTTGTTCAATTTTTGGTGAAGAAATATCGGTGTTTCCATGGCAAATCACAAATATTGATACAAAAGGTACTTATCGTTTTGGAACAGGACACCAGTTCTTTGATACAACAACGATTTTCCCAAAAGGGGGTAATTAGATGGCTGAAAATTTTTATACAGTTTTAACGAACGCTGGTATAGCAGCATTTGCAAATGCACAGGTTTCTCAAAGTAAAGTAGATTTTTCTACTATAGCTGTAGGTGATAGTAATGGCGCTTATTATAATCCTGTAGCTGCTGCTACAAAGCTTGCTAATGAAGTTTGGAGAGGACCTATTAATTCGATTTCAATTGATGAAAAGAATCCAAACTGGTTAGTTATAGAGGCTGTGATTCCTGCAACAGCAGGAGGATTTAGTATAAGGGAAATCGGTGTTTTCAATCCAGCGGGCGTTCTTTTAGCTATCGGAAAGGTTCCGGAAACCTATAAGCCCGCAGCGGAACAAGGAAGTTTAAAAGATTTATATTTGCGGATGATTTTAGAAGTGTCTAACGCAAATGCAGTAACTTTAAAAGTTGATCCTGCCATAATATTCGCTAGTAAAAAATATGTGGATGAAAAAGTATCCTCTATAACACAAAACACTACGCAAATTCTCGACAAAATAGACGAATTTAATAAAAATGAAGGGAAGAATACGAAGAATATTGTAGAGCTAGTCAATAAAGTTAGTAGCAATATTACTGCACATTTGGATGAAAGTATGCCACATGTGTTTATGGACAACGGTGTGAAATATCGGTGGGGTTTTCGTACAGTAAATGGTGAACCACAAATCATTTATGAGGAGATGACAACTTGAAAATCATTGACTTAGCAACGAAAACAGTGCAAACGACTATAAAGGCTGTTGTAGATAACATTCGTACGGTTGTCAATGCTATTAAAACAACAACGGATGCGATAAAGACAAAAACTGATACGATTGATACGCGAGCAAATACAATAAATACGAACGTCAATACGATAAGTACCAATGTAGGAGCACCGACAACAGCAGCCAATAGCGCTACGAACGCAAATGTCCATGCGAAATTGAATTGGTTGACTTCAAATGTCGCCGATACCTCAACAAAACAGCAACAGCTATTGAATGGTGTAAACACCATAAACACGAATACAAACACAGTAAGTACAAATGTAAATAGAGTGAATGCGAATGTCAATACGATAAATACAAGTGTTGATAGAATTAACAGTAACGTAAATACAATTAATACAAATGTATCCTCAACAAAAACAACTGTAGATAACATAAAAACCGTTACAGATTCAACGAAAGAAACTTTAGATAGTATTAAGGCGGTTGCTGATTCCACTAAAACAAGTGTAGATAATATAAATAGAAATGTAACAAGTGTTCAAAATCATCTAAGTACAGTAAATAATAATGTAGCAACAGTTGTAACCACATTAAGAAGTAGTCGTGTCGTAAAGTCTGTCCAAAGAGGAAAGACTGCTGCTTATGGTAATAGTGGCTACACAATACCGATATCACGTGTGGACACTTCAAAATCATTATTAATAATTAATGGTACAGCTAGAATAGAAACGCATGGTGCTGATATTCGTATTATTCATTTGGAAAATGATGCATATCTCAATTCCAGTACTATTAGCTTCCAATCACTTAATTCTACTAGTATCAGATCTATTTTTATAGATTGTGCATGGCAAGTAATAGAATTCTATTGATAGAGGAAGTGAAAAAAATGTTTAACTATATACAATTAGATGAAAATAGTGTCGTGATTGGTATTAGTCAATTGAGTGGAGAAATAGATAATGACAACATGATATTAATTAATGATTTAAAAGTTGTAATGGGAAGTACTTATAATAGACAAACAGGCGAGTTTACAGCCCCAGTTATACCCAATCCAATACCAATGAAATCACAACCAACATTAGAAGAAATGCAAGCACAAATACTCTTAAATGTTGAGTACCTAGTATCAAGATCTGAATTAGGATTAGGAGGAAAATAAGATGAAGGTATTTGAATTATGTAAGTTTTTAATTGACCGTAAACGTTATGGACATGCGGCAATGTTGAATAAGGTAAATGTCTTTTATGCTAATAATCAATTGGAAGATCAAGAATACACAGAGTTATTAACCATAATGGATGCACAACAAACGCAAGCAGATGCTTAGCGTTATTTTTATTGTCAAAAAATTATTAGAGCAAACTTTACTACTTTGTGATTACATTGAAAATGAAAGGAGTGAAGTTTGTGGTAAATATCGTTAAATCAACTGAGTATTGCGATATCTTGAAACAAGTTAAAATTCAGGATGGAGAAAATGTATATGCAATTGAAGAAATTTATGTAAAAGCCCTTAAAAGAATTGAAGTTCGTTTCGCCTGGTATAAAATAAATGAGAATGGTGTATTGAGATTTATTAAGAGTGCATTAGATTTAGAAAAAGAAAGTTTGTTTGAATTGTTGAAAATGTCCATTGAAGAAGGGATTTTCGCGAAAGAACAATTCCATGCTCTGTCTAAATAAATTTTAACTAAAAATAATTTTATTGCCTTCCACTAACATTAGTGGAGGGCTATTTTATGCATAAGGAAGGTATCCAATGAAAACAGACACATTATATACATCACTTGTAGGCGGCTCCGTGGCAGGGGTCGCCTATTTTGTTGGTGGCATTGACCATTTAATCAAAGCATTCACTATCTTTATGGCGATTGATTATATTTTAGGCGTTATGGTTGCGTTTGTTGTGAAAAACGTTGATAGCAGAAAAGCATTAATCGGACTGTTTAAAAAAGTGGCCATGATTTTGATGGTGATTGCTGCAGTACAACTGGACTTAGCAACAGAGAGTGGGAACTTTATGCGCAATGCCATGATTCTTTTTCTAATTGGTATGGAAGGAATCAGTATGATTGAGAATCTTGGAAAGTTAGGTTTGAAAGTACCAAAGTTTTTAACGAACGCTTTTAAACAGCTACAAATCGACAACGATGATAAAAAGGATGATAAACAATGAGTGTTACAACAACATGCCGAGATTTAGGCGAATTACTATCAGTAGCGCAAACGGCTTGCAGATTGTTATTTCAAGAGTGTTATAAAGCAGGAATTCAAAATATCTTCGTCACGGAAACTTACCGATCGCAAGCACGCCAAAATTATTTGTATCGGCAGGGGCGTACAAGACCAGGCAAAATTGTAACGTGGACACTCATAAGCAATCACACTTCACGATTAGCATGGGACATTGCCGTAGCTCCCCCGAAATCCTTATATGATGTAGATACATTAACAAAAGTCGGGGCAATCGCTCGTAAGTTAGGTATTACGTGGGGCGGTGATTGGGCACGCAGAATTGACCGTCCACATTTTGAAGTGAAACAGAATTGGAAGATGCCTAGAGGCTACAAATTAGAAGGACAAGTAATTGTACCAAGTAACAGCAAATTGAAAGTCCAATTAATTGTGAAAGACAAGAAGGAGGAAATCAAAGTGGCAAATACAATTTGGAATCCTGGTTCACCAGCGATGAGAACTGAAACAGAGAACTTTATTGCACAGGCTGTAAAGGATGGTATTGTTCAAGCTTCACATTTGAAAGATTTGCAAAATGGTCTTATGACAACGGATCGTTTGATTGGTTTGTATATTACGATTCAGCAAAGACGTAATAAATAAAATAGAAAGACCGCTCTACCACTTAATCATTGTGGAGGGCGGTCTCTTGATTAATACTCTCTTACTTCAAATGAAGCAATCTTGTCGTGTACAATATATTCAGTTACTTTTTTATAAGGTGAGATAGTTTTTGTGAATTTGAAAGTTGAAGTACCTTGAGCACTTTCAAACCAATTCAAGTAATTATTTAAAACAGTATTAGTAACATCATATTCTTTTGTAATACCGTTTACTAGTGTGATACTAAGGATAGCACTAGAAGATTCATTAATTGGTTTTTTAACAATCACAGTGCTAGAAGCAGCAATATCAGTGTTTTCTATTTTTGCAGTTATGATTGCTTGGCCTTCACGAATAGCAGTCACATTTCCATCCTGATCTACAGTGGCAATTGATTCATCACTACTTGTCCAAATGACTTTCTTATTTGAGGTGTTTTCTGGATGTATCGTTACTGTTAATTTATCTTTGCTACCTTCTAATAGCTCAAGTGTATTATTATTTAATGTGATAGATTCAGTTTCTAGACTTCCTTGCTTCTTAACAGTTACAATACAGTTCGCAGTAATATTAGTATTTGCTATTTGTGCTGTGACCGTAATCACGCCTTCTTTAATAGCAGTTACTTTACCGTTTTGGTCTACAGTAGCAATACTTTCATCACTACTTGTCCAAATAATATTTGCGCTGTCTGGAGTAACTACAGCAGTAAGCTTTTTTGCTTCACCTTCAGATAGTTCTAGATTATTTTTGTCTAAAGTAATGGAGTCTGTATTAGGAATATCATTCTCAGATATTAAAAATCCATCTACATCAATAGCGTCTATTGCAAAATACTCATTCTTTATGTTGTTTGTTATATCTATCTGAACTTTGTGTTTACCATAAGGCAAATCTACTTTTTTGTAGAATACAGTCTGTGAGCTAGAATCACCTCCTTTTGCCGAAGCTGATTCTGAAACACCATCTATATTGATTGAGAAAGTCGCTCTATTACTATAGATGAAGTCAAGTAACATAAATTTAGTTCCTTCAAAAAAGAAGGTAAAACTCATATCTTTAGCAGTACCTTCTATACGTGTTCCCTTGTATAAGGATGAACTTGAAAATGAATGCATATTTGTATATTTTACCAAAGAGTTTGGAACATCATATCTTTTCCAACCAATTTCAGGTTTTAAAAGTCTACTCCCAACTACCGCACTATTTTCAGGGGTATTATTTAAATTTGTTACTCCTTCTTCGTAATCAGCGAGGTCTGCTGCAGATGCACTTTCAAAACCAATACTAACAAAGGCTAAGAATGTTATAGCTAAATAAAAAAACCCTTTTTTGAACAAATTAATCAC